AACACTATGTTTATTATACGAAGATTCGCTAAAACCCTTCGTATTACAATGCGCTCCGTCAACCGCTAAAGATCTCCCTTTTTCTACCGTCCCATCAATCCGGATAACATAGTTATATCCGATCTGGTTAAATCCGCGTGCCCGGTGTATACGATCAATGTCTTTTGCGGTCAAATTCTGCCCGGCGCGCGTAGCCGAACAATGGATGATAATTGCATCAATAGTTTTCATTTTGCGTCTCCTTTTTGTAAATAGTTCGTTAAATAGGGGATGTTCTTTATAAACTCAACACTTAATACATAGTGCAAGAAAGCTACTACCTTGTAACCATTACTAGAGTTAGGTAAAATCTCTTTTATGTTTCGAAGAATATTTACCCCATAGAAATAGAATACGCTGTACGTAATAAATGAGACACATTGCAGAGCACCTTCCGGATTGCCTTTGTGCTCACCAATAAAGTAAATGCAGCTAACCAAGGCAAAGAAAATAGTCGCTTCTACAATACATCTCCAAGCCTTTTTAAAGGAAAAGCTTTCATGATTGATAAGGAGTGCAGTAAGCAGCCCACAAATAAAATTGAGGGCAAATACAGCAATAAGACTTTTGATTTCCCCTGAAATAGGATTGAGGTAAGCAGCTATGCCGGTAAGCAATCCAATAAGTAAGTTTTTGAAATAATCCATAATCATTTATCTAAAATATTAATACTTCATTTCAATACCTCGCTACAATCATCAATAGCAGTATGGAATACCTGTTTCACTTCCTCGGGAGTCAGCCCGTGATCCTCATGTAGAGAAAAGCCGGTTACTCCATTTCGCGAAGTATTGAAGAAACCTACCGTGGCTTCATCCTTAATAATCTCGGCAGTAATATCTTTGATAGCCTCGGTACCACGGGTTGACATTCTGTATTTAACTCTGATAGTGTCTGTAACCTTAGTTGTTGCAGTACTGTTAGTTGCTGTGATGTTCATTACTTGTTTCCTCCTTCTATTAAATCATAAATTTGTCCGTATGTACCTGCAGTGAGATATTCTCCACAAATCTCTTTTAAAAGAGCAGCATCTTCTGTCTCAATATTAAGTACTCCACGGTTGCTAATAATCTGTTGTAGCATTTTGTATGCTCGTAACTTCTTGGAAGTTTCCATATTCTTCTGTGGATTAGAACCAGCTGCAAATAATGCCTCTGCAACCAAATCACGGACAGATTTCTTACTTTCTTTCCCATTCACTAATTCAATAAACTCCCGACCTCTAAAGTCAAGCAAGTTTCTGTTTAAATTTACTTTCATTGCAACTTTATGTATTTTTTAATTCTACAATAATCCCCTTCACGATATGTGCTCTATATCCAAAAGTATTGCTGTCTTTTAAACCATATACCCATATATCTGATACTACGTCCATAGTATTTCCATTCCCATCACGAGGGTAAAATCCATTCGCAGAAACATCACCCAATACATTCACATTACCATCAAAGAAACCTGCATAAATGTAATTGCTCGGATATGTAGGATTTGATTTAGAAGAACCATAGATGGCCGCACTTCCTCCAGCTGTTGCTCCTACTGCACAAACTCCAAATTTACCATCAGTTGCAGCATTAAAAGTCACATTAACAACGCCTTCCTTTGCAGTTCCTGAACCAAGCTTTAAACTTCTTGATGTCCCTCCGAAATAATCTGAACGCGTCCAAACGAGACGTCCATTTTCGATAGTAAAACCACCTATGAACCCGGAATCTGCGTCAAGATGTCTAACTTTAATTAGACCAGTATTCAACGTATCTCCATCAATGATTGTACTGCCTAAATGCTCGATACCAACTGAATTTAATTCAGCCAAAGCACCCAGCTTATCGCTATCTGCTTTACCATTAATAGTTGCTTGCAGTTCGCTATTTAGTGATGAAATTGTTACGACACCTTGTAGGTTAATTTTAGATGAATGAATCGTAGTCTCTCCGGCCGCCTGGTTGATATAAGATATAAGCGTATTGCCACTTTCTAGCTCTTTAGAAGCATAAATTTTATTTCCATCGGCCGTGGTAATCCATCCGGCAGTATCTATCCTCTGCGTTAAGCTATCGACCCGCGTCACCTGTGCGGAGATTTGAGTATTGAGTACTTTCAATTCAGCGAAGCACTGATCTGAATAGTCTTTCAATTTATCCTGAATAGCTTTATTCGCAACTTCAACCGCTGTATTGAAACTAGCTAAGGCAGAATTAAACAGGGCAAACTTATCATCTACATTCCTCTTCTCCTCAACGGTTGTCTGCCCGTCATTGATAGCTACATTAATTGCAGCAATAAGATTGTCAATAGCACCAAATAGAGATATTTTAGCATTAAGCAAACCTGTTTTCGCTTCACCTTCCAGGTATGAATTTGCGTACAGTTTGTTATAGGTAGCTTCGACGGCTGCCCTTGTATTTTTGACTGTATTTAGATACTTCTCAATGGCTAAAGCCTCTGCTTCCGTGATAATGCCGTCAGCAAATGCTCCGTCCACATAGTCGTGCAAACCACTAACTGCGCTGTTTGCCTGTTCCGCTGCTTTGCCGGCATCTTCTGCGTCTTGTAAGGCTTGCAATGCTTCTTTCATAGCGGTATCCGAGAACTCCTTTAGCTTATCCTGAATAGCTCTATTTGCAGATTCTACGGCTGTGTTGAAATCAGCATAGGCACTATTGAAATAGGCGAAATGTGCATCAACGTTTTGCTTCTCTTCTGGTGTTGTGAGTCCATCGTCAATAGCTGTATTAATTGCATTTATCAGGTCTGAAATACACCCCATAAGGGTAACTTTCGCATTCAATAAACCCGTTTTGGCGGAACCGGATAAATAAACATTCGTGTATAGCTTGTTATAAGTGGCTTCAACCGTAGCTTTAGCATTATTAATCGTATTGATATACTTTTCAATAGCTTTTGCTTCGGCTTCCGTAATAATACCATCGGCAAATACTCCATCTACATAACCATGAAGCCCTTCTACTGCATTATTGGCCTGTTCTGCTGCTTTACCAGCATCTTCAATTTCTTTGTGAGCTGCTTCCCATTCAGACAGATTTTCCAATCCAGACGATCCGGTTTTAATTTGAATATTTCCGCCTATTTCACCTTTTACCAAATTGAAATACGTCTCCCCATCCGGGGAAATTATCTGTTCAGTAGTTATCCGTCCCGGCAGAATCTCCGTAAATCCATACAGTTCAACAAAACTGCGATCACCTTCATACTCGCTGTTGAGGACACCGACTAGGAAGTGATAATATCCTGCTATGCCCTCCATCTTAATAGCCGTTTCGCTTAGAAGAAACGTACCGGTTTGATTCTCATTGCTACATTTAACATATAGATAAAACTTCTTTGTAGGGTCAATGAGTACCGGAGAATCATAATTAGCCATATCCCAATACTTATATTCATTGGGCTTGTGGGAAGATGAAAGAGCACTAATTCCTAGCGTCATGTGTTGGAGAATACCTGCCGGAGCATTCAGAATTCTTGTGTTGGCATTATAAGTAATATTGTGAGATATCTGTGCCGGATTCGTTTTTGAGTTCACAAACCGGAACTGCAAACTTTCATCACCTACAAGCAGTTGCATAGTTGAAACAGTTATCGGATTGACAGATCCAGAGAAATTCAACAATGCATCTTCCAGCATCGACATCGTTTCCTTTGCGTTCCGGAACCGTCTCTTGGTAAACTGCAAAGCATCTTTGTATTTACTATCGACCGTTACCTCGTTTGTCTCAATCTTATTCAGATCACTTGAAACAGATGTGCCTACCGGTTCGTTAGAAAGTTCAATTTCGGGAGAATACGGATTATTCACAAAACGTTTGATTCCGATCATCCGGATAAGGGAACCTTCCGGATGAAATTGTGTGTCGGAAAAGTCTACGTAACCGCCTAGTTTAATTTTACCACCAATCTGCAACCAGCGTTTTTTAGCCCAAATTCCATCGAGCGTGCCGGTAAATGTGAACTTCTTATCTTCATGCTCGTATAGGTATTTGGCAGCTTCTTTGAATACTTCCCAGCTGGCACCGGTCTGCGTTGTATCGTTGCAGATATAAGCATTCGGTAACTGAATTCCGAACACTGCGTATGTATCACCAGCTTTAGGCCGCCAGACTTCCGGTTCAGGCATAGTAATGCCGTCGATTTCCTGCGGGACAATTTCAAAGCGACGTCCCGCTTTCTTATCCTTTTCTTCATGAATATACTTCACCTCGAACTCTTTCCCGGTGAGCATACCGGTTTGGAAGATAACAGTCATGTTTTCACCTGCTATGAGACAATCTTCAAAATTCAACTCTTGGGGGATATCTTCGTCTACAAAATCATAGAAATTATTCTCCTTATTGACTTCAAGAACAGCACTGACGGTACCGACACGCGAAGGATAAATCTCTGTACAATCCAAGCTATCTTCCTTAGCGGTAGTAAGCTCTTTATCCGCACGCATAACACAGGAGCCGTCCGCATCTGTTTTATATGTACGCCCTTCATATACTAGAGTTTTAGATTTAGGCAGCAATAGATTCTTTGCTCTGTACGTAGAATAGTCAATATTGCGGTCCGTGGTCTCCACGAGGATTATTTCAGGAGGAATGTCGCCAGATTCCCGACCTACGCCAACTTTGAACCCATGGCCTTTCCCGTAAGACAACTTCAAAGGATTATCCTTGTTGTATTCAACTTTACGTAGATGAACTGTCTTTATCTGCTTTCCATCTATAGTTTCTTCAGTGATCTGCCATTCTGTCTCGTATATATCTGCCAGTTGATTCAGAGCATCAAGAATATAGGTATGACTGTAATTGATTACTTTCTCTGTTCCTTCAATACAATCACCGACTTTCCAACCGGTACCACGACGATTCAGATTTTCAACTAGTAAGCGGAGATGCTCATGTGCTTTTGCTGTATATGAGAATTTGATACTATTATCAACAGTATGCCGTACTTTCCACAAGGTTGCGTCCGCTCTACCGGTTTCGAGAATCAGAGTGTACTCAAAGTTACGTTCACCATTCTTCTTTAAATTTGAATCCTTTTTTAAGAAGTATCGTTTCCCGTAGAAATCACACCAAGAACCGACCGGAATTTCAAGATATCCGGGATGGGAAAAATACAAAGTAAGTGTATCTTCTCCCATGACAGCTTCATAAGAGTAACTTTCATCCTTTACTTCGATTTTTATTTCCTTATCGTCACTATATAAAATCATATTACCTTTAGAATTATATCCTAAAATATAAACGTCAAATAGAAATATATTAGAATAATAGGCATAAAAGTAAGGAAATGATAGACGAATCATTGCCAAAATAATATATAACACACAACATCAACGGCATTGTCACGAAATAAATCAAAATGAAAAATATTTAAAAGAAATCACTCAAAATGTAGTTTAATTCACCTAAGTTCTCTCGGGACAAATGCAGCGTTGAAAGATTTTTCCAATGTTACGACAAAAAGCCTCGGACAGAATGGGTACTATAAACTGCCAGATGGGATGTTGATTCAATGGGGGACTGGAGGAAATGGGGTAAATCAAACAGTTTACTTTCCTACTAGTTTTTACAATACATCGTATGTTGTAGTAACTACTGCTATTTCTTCTGTAATGAATTCTATAGTAAAAATGATAAATGGAAAAAATGTATCTTATTTCAAAGTCTATTCGGTAGGTCCAACAATTGAAGCTGGGGAGATATTCGGATGGATCGCAATAGGAAGATGGAAGTAGAAAATGTTATAACATTAATTTGCTTATGAATTGTTTTAGTAGAAAAATAGTATCGATTTTTGCCGCAATTATTTGGCAAAGTTCTCTCGGGACTACGTATGCACTAGCTGATCTATCGAACGCAATAAGTGTAAACCTATCCTTGAATGGTTATGCAAAATTTAATAATGGATTACTTGTACAATGGGGCAGAGTTGGAGGTTCATCTACAGCTTTGTATAGTGTGACTATGCCTACATCTTTTTATAATACTGAATATAAAATATTTGCAACTGTATATAAGCCTAGTAGCGACTCCGCCGTATATTCATCATCTCCTTTGGCAATAAATAAAACAGTTAGTAGATTTTATTTGAATAGAAATTATGCAAGTGGGGGTACTACTGGTTTATCACAAGAATCATGGGACTGGTTTGCGATAGGTCGGTGGAAATAATTTAAAAACAAATATCATGAAGTATTGGAAAAATGGATTCTACGATGAACCGGTAGACGGTTCGGTAGAAATTACAGAAGAGTATTATCAAGAGTTACTGGCTGGTCAATCTACCGGCTTGATAATAGCTGAAAGCAAAAATAGACATCCTATTTTGGTAGAATATGAGTACGACATTGAAGAAGTGCGAAAAATGAAAATATCTGAAATACAGATATTTGACAAATCGACCGATGTCAATTCTTTTAAAATTGAAGGGGAAAGTGTATGGTTAGACAAATCCACACGTGTTGGATTATTTAACTCAATTTCGATTGAGAAAAATGTAGGGAAAACGCATACAACCCTGTGGTATGATGCAGTGAAGTATGTTATCCCTATACCTAACGCTTTAGCAATGTTGAATGCCTTAGAACTGTATGCACTCAACTGCTACAATGTGACACAATCTCACATCGCAGTAGTCAGATCATTGCAGACAATTGAGGAAATTGAAAACTACGATTATACGATAGGGTATCCGGAAAAGTTGAGCTTTCCAGGATAACCAGTTTTGAAGTTGTATGCTTCAATTTCTTCTTTTGTTTCTAATTGATTGATAGCGTTGATATGCCTTTGTGTTGTGTCATAGCACGCAAGGGCATACAATTCTAACTGTTGTAACATGTCAATAGCTCTTTCGATTGATAAGACAAACTTTGTATCATCAATCCAGATACTTGTTTCAGATCGTCCGGCTTCTTTCTCGATATTGATTGAGTTCATAAGCCCTACACGAGTGCTTTTGTTTAACCAACCGAATACATTATCAATACTGAACTGATTCACTATTTGGGATGAATCGAACAATCGTAATTCATCAAGTTTTTGTACCCTGATTTCTTCAATAGTAGCCTCGTATACAACTAAGATCGGATATCCTCTGGTGCTTTCAACTATGAGTAATCCAGCTGATTGTCCGGCTAATAACTGGCTATAATGCTCATCTGTAATTTCTACCGAACCGTCTACCGGTTCATCGTAGAATCCATTTTTCCAATACTTCATAAATTTTATTCTTTTAAGTTATTTCCAACGACCGATTGCAAACCAAGCAAATTTTGCAATAGAATTACCTGTAGCCCCACTAGCAAAAAAAGTTCTGTCAACTTTAAAATAGCTTGAACCGTTATTTAAAATTGGACAGAAAGTATATAAGTTATTATCTGATGCATCTTTTATTATATTACCATATACATTATAGGTCGAATTGTAGAATGAAACAGGCATATAAACGGTTAAAGTGTGAGTGCTAGAGCCTGTGTTATATCCCCATTGAATCATAAGACCGTTATTAAATTTTATATAGCCATTCTGTCCTAAATTTTGAGCTTCTAATAAAATAGCATTAGTTCCGAGAGAACTTAGTATAGTTTTCTCCGCATCCGTCATGAATTTTCTCGTAGTACTTTCTTCAATCATTGATGCTGGATGAGAAGCTGGATGAGAGTAATTATTAGCTCCGGAGGCTATTCCAGCAAGTTTTTCACGTTCATCATCCGTCATGAAACGATGAGTTTTATCTTCTTCAACGTCCGATGCTGTATGTTTATGAGAACTTGCAGCATAACTACCCTTGGGTTGGTATACTGAATCGTGGTTGTGATTTCCTGCCGCTTTACTATTCCAAGCATCTTTTTCCGAATCTGTGACAAATCTATGTGTAGAATCGTCCGTAATGTCGGTTGCTACATGTTTATGAGAAGACGGTGCATAGCTACCTTTAGGTTGATATGCTGAGTCATGATTATGGTTTCCCGCAGCTTTACTGTTCCAAGTCTCTTTTTCCGTGTCAGTCACAAAACGGTGAGTACCATCAGGAGTTATATCCGTTGCTCCATGTGTATGCGAACTCGCTGCATAACTACCTGCTGGCTGATACACTCCGGCATGAGTATGATTCGACGGAGAAGCACCGACTTCGGAAGCTGTATAGGATGGTTTATTTGCCGCCTTCGCCCATGCAGGTACATCGCTTGCAGGCATTGAGGTAGGAAAGTCACTGATTTCAGACTTTTTGTGAGTATGCACTTTCGGTACACGTGTATCACTTAGACGTGCATCATTTCCCTCGCATACGGTTTCTTCCGCACTGCCAAAATTCTTATTAAAAGCAGAGTTTTTAGTGAATGCAGGTTCATAAGTACCAGCATGATTGTGATTAGATGGAGATGCACCTACTTCGCTCGCTGTGTAACTAGGTTTACTAGCAGCCTTCGCCCATGCAGATACATCGCTTGCCGGCATCGAGGTTGGGAAGTCGCTAATATCCGCTTTCTTATGCGTGTGAGCTAACGGAGTTCTTGCATTGCTTAACCGGGCGTCGTTACCCTCGCATACAGTCCCAGCACTAGTCCCAAAATCTTTATTAAAAGCTGTAAGTTTAGTGATAATCAGTTCATATCGACTATCATGGTTATGGGAGTCCAAAGCTGCTTTCAATGCCTTTCCCTGTTCGGCGGAAAGGACTTTATTAGTCCCTCCACTTGTCAGATTATTAACAATATCAGAAATATTAAGTTTCTTTCCTAGCTCTGTTGCCATCGTCGTGGCAAAGTTAGGATCATTGTTAAGGGCATTCGCCAATTCAATAAGTGTATCGAGAGCATCCGGAGCACCGGCAACAAGCGCATCAACCGCAGCTTTCACTTTTGCGTCAACTCCTGAAACAGCATTGTTAGCGGCCAATGCTGCTGCGTTGGCATCGTCCGTGGCTTTCTTTGCTAACCCTGTTTGTATTACAGATGCATCCTTGGCTGCATTTGCGTCATCTGTCGCTTTCTTCGCTAAGGCAGTTTGAGCTTCCGATTCAGCTTTAGCGGCATTGGCGCCTGCCGCTGCAATCTTAGCTCCTTCTTTGGCTTCATTAACACTACCAGCCACAGTATTAGCCGCATCCGTGGCTTTCTTAGCGAGGGCTGTCTGCTCAACAGACGCATTTTTAGCGGCATTTGCATCGTTAGTAGCTTTCTTAACGGCTTCAAGCTCTGCCGTGGCTTCTTCTGTTGCCTGTGTCATTTCCTGCACAATATCGGCATACTCTGACTTACGTTGAGACTCTGCTTCGACACGTTCAGTTTCGGCATTTACACGCTTAGTCTCATTTGATGAACGAGTACCTTCCGCAGTTTTACGCTCATCTTCATTCTGTTTTCTCTTATCTTCTTCGGATGATCGAGAAGTTTCAGCCGTGGCACGTTCGGTTTCAGCAGCGTTTCTCTTACTTTCTTCTGACACCCGGTCTGCCTCCGCTGACTTGCGGGCAGTTTCGACAGATACACGTTCAGATTCGACGGTAACACGTTCAGATTCGGCAACTACACGTGAGGTTTCATTCGTTTCCCTTGTCGCTTCATCTGCTTTCCGCTTATCCTCGGCAGAAACACGGGTAGATTCAGCGGAAGAACGACCACTCTCCGCAGTTTTTCGTTTGTCTTCTTCCTTCACACGTTCCGATTCAGCAGAAGAACGACCTGTTTCAGCGGTCTTGCGTGCATCTTCATTACTTTTACGTGTTTGTTCATCCGACACACGTTCAGCTTCTGTATCAACACGTCCGGATTCAGCAATTACCCGTTTATCTTCAGCAGTTACGCGGGCCGCTTCTTCTGTCTTACGCGCATCTTCATTTTGCTTTCTGATATTTTCAGCAGAGGAACGTCCGGTTTCAGCCGTAACACGTTCTGTTTCGGAAGTCTTTCTTTTATCTTCTTCGGACACACGGGAAGTTTCGGCAGATTTGCGTGCATTCTCATTAATAACACGTTCGGCTTCTGCTGTTCCTCTTCCTGTTTCGGAATCTTTTCTAACCTGCTCGTTAGCTTCTCGTGTACCTTCGGCAGTAACACGTTTCTTTTCTGCATTATCCCGTGCATTTTCAGCAGTGGAACGGGAAGTTTCGGCTGTTTTACGGGCATTCTCATTAGTGATACGTACTGATTCAGCAGCTTCCCGAGCTTGTTCTTCACGGGAACGATTCGTTTCGGCTGTCTGCCTGGATTGCTCGGAAGCATTACGACGGGATTCAGCAGTTTCACGAGCTGATTCATTCCCTTCAACGGTAGCCTCTAATTGTCGCATATCGGTAGTAGCTGTTTTTGCATCACTCGTAGCCTTGAGCATATTATCTAATGCCGTCTGAATCTTCTCTAGCCCGAATTTCAAGCTCGTTTTGACACCGTTTACTATCCGGTAACCGATGGTAAAGAAGCCCTTCATGTTCTGGGCTTCATCTAATTCTGATATTTTTTTCTTCTTTAATGGCATAGCAAATCAATTTAAGTCTATATAAAATTCTCCATCCTCTGTTATGATAAACTCACCCGCTTCGGATGCAAGTAAGAACTCTGTTTCTCCGATCCGGAAGCTGGTAAATACGAGTTTCAAAGTGAACTCCCACCATACACCGTTATTTAGCATGAAATCATTCGTCTGACAACTCTTATAATAGCAGGGATAGCTTTCACTCCATTCATCACAATAAAATATACGTTCCGCATCGGAATACTCATATCCTTCATCATCTGTCTTAGCGGATAGCCGTGTTAAATCATAGAGTAGGGCATCGCGATTACGCCAGAATGCTTCAATTGTTCTGGTACGCATTAGGCATTTGAGAGATACTTCTTTCGTCTGAAATTTCACAACTTCACCATCGTAGATTGCTCCGTCTTGACGCTTGAAATTCTGTAATAGGTTCTTTTTTACCGTCGGAGCCTTTAGTATTTCAGCATTGCTACCTTGCAATACGACTACGCCATAATCGGATAAGTCTTTGTTATCAATCTCGTAACCTTTAGGCATTGGAAGCTCATTTACGGGCTCCTGGTATTCGTAATCGACTTCTCGGGGGAAGTCGTTACTAAAAATAAATTTAGCAACTTCAAGGCCCGGATTAATAACATAGCTGCTTTGGGAAGACAGACGTAACTTATAACTCCTGTCGATTAAGGGAAAGTAAAATTCATGATAGCTCAAGTCAGAAAGTATATCAATCAGTCCACCAATACCCAAACTGCCTATATACGCAAATTCAATGCTTACTTCGGCCGTATCCAATACAGGACAAGAAAGATCGAATTCTTGTCCATCCTCCTCCGGCCAATCATTCTTATCTGGTTCCTTCATGGCAGGAAATGCTACAAGATTATTGTAACTTCCCCTTGTAACACATATACCCAAGCTGGTATAAGCATCTGTTCTGTCTATTAGTAATTGCCCTTTCATCGCTTAAGTGTTATCCCTTTAGTGTTAAGTGAATCAATCCCTAATTTCATAAAATACATGAATTGTCTAATATCAACAAGATTTGCTGTATACCCTTCAATGTTAGAAAGATGGGCTACGATTATATCATGTCCTCTAACCATGTCGCTCATGTTCTTGTCCATGCTGGTAAGGAATGATAATTTTTCGGCAATCTTCGCTGTATCCGACTGGATGACTTTCACACTACTGTTGATTTCGTAGGTATGTCCCTGAATGACTGTAAAGCGTCCGTTAAGTTCATCAACAGAATCTTGTGAAGCCGTTGCAAGACCCTTCTTTGAAGCTTCACGTGATGATTCAGAACCAGAGCTACCTACTATTTTCTCCCAAGCTTCGCGGTCTGATAATGCACCGTTTACAATGTTATCCCATCTATTTCTTAGATTCTTAACATCATCTTCTGTAATCCCCTCCTCCTTTTTATTAGCTTCAGCGAAAGCCTCATACCATTTGGTTAATTCATTCTCGTAGTTTTTAGCAAACATTGAAGTAAAAATAGCCTTTCTCATGTATTCTTCAAAGCTATCGGCAAAGTCCTTTGAAGAAGCATCCATATCCATAAGGGTATTCAAGAAGCTATCAAATAAGCTATCAAAGGATGTTTGGGTAAGCTGTTCATTAATAGACTTAAGAATTTCCTTTTCCGTATCTCCATATTGAATAATGTCGTCAAGATAACCCCTGAAATCACCATCCATACTTGCCCACAACCCAGAGTAATTAATCTTAATCCATTCCAACTGTTCTGATGACATATCAAGCATACTCCACATACTACTGAAGTCAACACCGCCAAGGGATTTAGATATATCGCCAGCCACATCTTTCCAGTTAGTGCCGTTGTAATCATAAGAACCTTTCCACATTCGATAATTCATAGAATGACTACCAGAACTTGCACCAGCATCCAAGCGCGAACTAGCTAGTTCCCTTGTTATTTTCCTCTCGGAATTTAATAAGTCCAATGCCTCTTGTCCGGCTTTTGTCGCTTCTATTCCGTAAGATTCTTTTATATATGCCTTTTTCTTATCTAGTAGCTGATCCCAGACATCTATCAAAGTGTCATACTGCTCAACAAGTTCGTTGTAGTCGTCATAATCAGCACTTTTCATGAAACTCATATCTAGTCCAGTTATGGATTCTGTGTCCCTCGCGAAAGCGTCGGTTACAGTACTTGATATGTTTTCGATAATGTCCATACCATATTGAAAAGTACCCACTTCACCTGCGGCATCTATTATAGATAAGATAGCTGAAATGATTCCACCTATTTTGGTTCCTGAAGAGCTTAGGGCATCAACAAGGGTTCCAACTGTATTTCCAATATCAGACAAACTAACATTCTCTTTACCGAGTTGCACGATGGCATTGGAGACAGCAGTAATATTACTGATTGCCTTGTCTTTAGACTTTTCTACATTTGCCTGTGCATTAGCTTGATTTTGTTCTGCTGCGTTCTTTTTCTTCTTCGCTTTCTCTATAGCAACTTCATCGCCTGATTTCAATGCCTTTTCCAACTCCTCCTGTGCCTCTTTTACTTTATATACAGTGCCTTCATATTCAGTAAGAGAGTCCGTCAATCCTCCAAAGAAACCACCTTTATCAACCAATGCTGTATTTATGTTATTCAAAGCTTCTTCTATCACTTTGATCTGTTCCGGGGTGGAGGTTTTGAACTCAGGAGACCTTTTAAATTCTTGCAACTGTTTCTTTACCTGCTGTAATTGTTTCTTGGTAACTTTACTCATATCACCAAAGATCATCCCCCAATTTATATCCTCTTTGAGCTTACTTAGATCAAGGTTTGCTAATGCTTCATCCCATTCTTTTTGAATTACCCCCTTTCCACCGAATGTTGTTTCTTTATCCATAGCAGCACGGTACTTCTTGTCTATGGCTTCTTTCTTTTGGGAGAACGTACCATATTTCAATAAATATTCATTCATGGCGTCCTCTCGTTTCTGCCATTCATCGATACCTTGTTTAGTTTTGGTGTTCTCAATCACTTCATCATACTTAGAAGTATTAACCTTAACGGTAGAATCGTTGAAGGTTTGTTTTTTATATCCCTTGATTCGTTTTGCTTTCAATTCCTCTTCAGCATCGAACTTTTCTTTCTCCGCTTGGATATAGGCACGGATATAATCTTCCTTTTGGCGTTGGAGGGCTTGGATTTCTTTCTTGTTGTTGAGTTCTCTTTGAGAATATTCTTTGAGGAAGCCGTCAGACATGGCGTCAATCTTGGATTGGGAAAGTTGAGTTTCCATGTCCTCTTGTTGGCGTTGACGCTCTAACCCTTGCTTATCGAGAAGAAGCTTGTATTTCTCTGTTTCTTTACGGAGTTTTTCAGCTTGGGTTTCTTCTTTTGTAAGTTTACTTCCGGTCAGACCACCAAGTTTTTTATATGCCTTTTCAGCCGTTTCTTCCCGTTTTTTTGCTTCTTCATATTGTTTTGAAGTGAACTTGGACTTATCTTTTTCTATCTCAGATAAAGCTTTTTTGGCTTCATCCCATTCTTTCTTGGCTTTTTCATAATCTACTTTGTAGGTGGTCTTACTCCGTGAGTCGTATTCGGATTGAAGGATAGCTATCCTATTAGCTAATTCACTCTCCGTAGTTGAGCCTTTCATTGAGCCAATTCCTACATTTAAAGAATACCGTTTATTGTTTTTTCGAGCTTGTTGGAGTCGTTTCATCTCCTCAAGTTCTGTTTTAATTTGAATATCTGTGGATTTCTTTAAATCAAGTTGCCATTGTGCTAGCTCATCAGAACGAACATCTTCCTGATACAAGTCTCTTGACGGTTTTGCGAGTTCCAATTTTCTTCTTAAAGAAGATTCTGTTTCTCCTTTGTATTTTTCAGCCAATTCGAGCTCTTCCTTAGATAGTCTTTTCTTGCGATAATAAGGATTTTCACCTAACTTCTTCCATAGTGATAACATCTTCTCATATTCTTCAATCCTCGCTGTAGAGTCACTAAGATTCTTTTTATTTGTCTCTACCTTATTTTTGGTAACTTCCTCATTATACTCTTTCCATAATCCGATAAGGTCTTTAATATGCCCTTTTTCGTCTATGTATTTTTGAAACAGAGAAGGATACTCTTTTTTTATGGCCTCTATAGCCTTCACTCTGTTCATGGAAGAGGTATATTCGTTTTGAATGGTTGCTATTAAGTTCTCTAACCTGGATTTATGTTCTTCTTCTTTCTGTAAAGAATCTGCTTTTGTCTTGTTGTATTTCTTTTGAGCCCTTTCCGCTGCAGTAGTAGAATCATGTAAAGCCCACATTGCGGTTGCTGCGCCAACAATTAAGGTTGCAGCCAAAACATAAGGATTTGCTTTCATTGCAGCATTCAAGGCTAGTTGAGCTACGGTCTGCGCTTTAGTTGCAATAGTCTGTATTCCTTTGGCGACTGCATCAGCTCGTGCAGCTACTGTCCAGCTATGAGTTAATGCAATGTTCGTGATAAGAGCGGTTTTATAAACTCCATAGGTGGCAATCATTCCTACAAGCACTTTGCCTATAGTTTCATAGTTTTCTATCAGGGAAGTAGTCAATTGAATACTAGGCATAATTATACCTTCCGACTTTTGCCCTATCTCATTGAAAGCATTATCCATAGCATCTTGCATCATTGAAAGCTGACCGTTGATAGTCTTAGAGGCATTCTCGGACATTCCAAAGAACTTGCCACCGGCAGAAGTAGCATCAATAAACGCCTGCTGTATCATTTCAGCGGAGATAGCCCCCTTGGACATTTCATCTTTCAATGTAGCAATAGACTTTCCTGTCTTTTCGGAAATGGTTTGCAGTGGATTAAATCCGGCATTGATCATTTGGTTAAGGTCTTGTCCCATCAGCTTGCCAGCAGCGGACATTTGGGAGAAAGCTAAGGTAAGAGAATTGAACTTACTGGATTCCCCCATGGAAATATCACTAATGGCTTTCAAGTACTTGATAGTGTCCTCTGCTTGAATATTGAAACCCAGCATCATTTTTTCAGCACCTACCATATCAGTCAAAGTAAGAGGCGATATTTTTGCTAATTCTTTAATTTGGGGGATGATTTGACTAGCAACATCTTTTCCAACCATTGTTTCAATTGCTGTCTGCATAGACTGAAACTCACCACGCACTCGGATTATTTCAGAGCCTAATTTCTTCAGAGCTGCAACGCCTCCAATAACACCTAACAATTTCCCGAAAGACAGAGACATCTTTTCATTTGCGTTTACCACTGTTTCTGTTTCTTTCTGATATAGCTTTTGTTCGTCTTTTAATTTACGCACTGACAAACGGGCTTGCGCTTGTTGAGTTTGAAGTTCGAACAATGCGCTCTTTTCCTCCTGTAATGCACTTTTTGCACCTTTAAAATCAGCAAACAAAGCATTTTTCTTAGTTGTGCCTTCTCCTGCTTTTTTATATGCTTCGCCAAGTGTCCGAACATCATGTTCAATATCCTTTATCAAAACCTTCTGTTTGATGATTTTTTCAGTTAAGGTATTGACAGCCTGTGCCCCCTCATAAACCTGTTCTTTCAAGACATTACCAATATTGACATTGCCTGAAACATCGCTAAAAGTAGAGCCTAACTTGCCATTGCCAACACTCGCAATTCTCTGGTTTAATCGCTCAATATGCTTTTCAAGTCCATCAATTTGCCTTTGAAATGATGAAATACCCTGCACTTCATTAGGGAAGTTCTTCATTATTTGTTGCACACGTTCAAGACTTTTCAACGAAATCTTTTCAAATGCTGCATCAATCCTCCGCCCTTGAATTTCAGCCGAATTTCCAAGTTCTACAAAAGCCTTTTGAGACTCACGAATTTTTCGCATTACTTCTTCATTGTTGTATGTCGCATCGAAATGTAAGTTTCCCATATACTCTATTTTATTAATCAAAAATCAACAACCTTTCAAACTTGTTTCAACACAAAGACTTCAACGAAAGATTCGAGATAAAAGTAGACAAATGTGATGTAAAAAGAACTTTTCAAATAGTTTGATATGCAACAAGACAAAGATTGTTGTGAAATAATTGGGAGTAATTAGATTTCTTGGTAGTTTTGCAAGAAAAAAAGTAAGAACATGAATAAAATAACATTTCTATTACTATGTATTGCTCTGCTATGGGGTTGCTCTACAAATCATAATATTGACTCTGCTATAAAAGATATATACGGTTCAAATGTGCCATCCAAAGAAGAGGATGGGGCTTATATTTATGTCTTAAACTATCTTGAAAAAGAAAATAAACAAGACGCAGATTTAGCAAAACTAAAGGATAAAATAGATAAATACACAAATTCTTTATCCGAGAATGTAGGAAACGATGTTTCTTCTAAATCAGATGCTAATACATCTGCAACATGTAAAGACGATTGTTTAAGTGACTTCTATAAATGGGAAACTCCATCTATTCGTGTTGTGCTTATTTCACGCAAGTGTATAGACAATAACGGTAGAGACATTACAATTATAATAACCAATAAAGGGTGATTCACTCACCCCTTACACTTAAAAGCATCTGTGCTGATACAAATTAACTACTTATCTTTAACTTTGAAAGTTATTAAATCAAATAGTGCAATTCCTAAATCATATATTACTTCAAGATAATATATAAATGCAGCGATTACAAAAGAGTCAGAAACAATATTTATCACTGATTCTTCAATGATATTTTTATTCTTAAGAAAGGCGCATAAAGTTTGAATTACGAACAAGCATACCAAAACAACTATTTGCATAATTAATCCATGCTTCAATTCATTAAAAGTTGCCGTAGAATGAATATCCATCTTTTCTTTTATCCTGTTTATTTCTGAAATAATAAGGGTACTTGTAGGTATGTTAATTGCTAGAATTGTGGTAAGTAATGATATAATATTTGAAGAGAATCCTTTTATAAACTCTCTATCACCATTATTTGCCAAATAACTCAATAATGATGCGATTGCTAAGTATGCTATTATTTTTATAGCTCTATTCATCAAACTATACTCTTTAAAATGTCTTTTATATCATTTGGATTTCCTATTATTTGTAGTTCATCCAATTCTATTTCCTTAGTAGTATGACCTGTTCTTATTTTCCTCCTAAATCCTTTGAGTCCAATAGCAACTTCTGATCCACAATCAGCTGCACCATTATTCAACTCTTGAATATCCTTATCGTTTTCATCGATATATAGAGTTTTATCTTTTTCAGCTTCAAATTCAAGCGTAGTTGTAGAACTCCTTGTTCGTGCACTTGCATTTTTCAGCATTTCAGGAATCAACGACCTTACTCTAGGTAAATTAGGATAATCAAATTTAAACTTAATACTTATGATTTGATCTGAATTCGCATTTACAATATCCCAAAACTCACTTCTACTATACTCCCTTCTAATAGAGATTTGCAGAAAAGCATCCTGTAATACTTGTCGCACAGAATTTGCAATAATACTAGCAACAACATTAGTGTCTGAAAAAGCTAATAAATCTTGCTGAATAGCCATTCGTTGTACTTCTCTATCATTATGTATAATTACATAAGCACTTGGCTCATTCAATTCTTCACTCACTTGAAAAGACTTTTCTATGATAATTTTTCTTGGATTAGATATCTGAAAAATAAAAAAATCATTTGTCTTAACTATGAAGTGAACGTTATGCTTTTTATTTCTGTATGCAAAGATAACATCTTTCAAAGCTTCAGCAAATATAATATTCTTTTTCTCCATTGCTTTTTTAGCCTCCAAGTCAGGATCGCAAAATAAGGTACGTTCTTGATATATTGGTTTAAATTGGTATGTGTAAATATTGAAAATCATAGTACTTGATTTATATCATTATTTAATCGCGTTTCTTGAAATGTTTATACAATCACAAATAAACACACAATTATGAAGAAAATCAAGTTTTTACTATTTTTTTCTTTGATTCAAGCAACATTTTCTCAAAATACACCCAAATAGAACATGCGCACGTCAATCTAACGACGTGCGCATGTTGTTTAATTCCTACTGTTAAAAAGCTTATGTAAAATATCCATATCTTTGAAGTTTCCTTCAAGTAAGCATGACATATCCTTTCCTATGGAAATTAATTCAGCCTTATTATCTTTAAAATTATCAAGTGCCCTAATCTTTTCTATAATTAACTGGATGGTCTAAAGATGATAAAGAAGCAGTGATAGAAGGTATTTTTATTGGAGAAGTTAAAGCAATTGAAGACTGCACTAATTAGTTCAAATTCTCATAACATAATAAAAGTAATTAAAGCCGGATTTCTCCGGCTTTTACTTTACCTACCATAGTTCTACAAAGTCACCACGATGGTCGAATTGGAGAAAATTGTGGCTGAAATCAAAGAAAAGTAGGAAAATAGTTGATTAGTTAAATATTGTTTCTACATTTGTGTATTGTTTAATATTTAAAACACACGATTATGGAAAATTTTCTGTCCTCACTAGGGTTTGATGTAATCACAACAATAGTATCTGCATTTATTATATTTTTATGTCGTAATTTTATTATGATTACCCTAAGTTATATTATCAATTTGTTTTCTACCGATGATGTTAATATAAATGGAGTATGATATGGACGACCTATTGGAGATGATTACGAGGACCCTAATTACGAGGAGAAGATAATAATTCATCGACTAGGTAAGAATGTTATTGGAACAGTAGAAACGATAAATGGCATTTTTAAAAATAGAAAGTATTACTTTAAAGGCAAATTTTGCAATTTAACTTTTGTAGTCTGGTATAAATCAAAAGATAATAAAAACATGGAGATGGGAAACTATTCTCTTTGCTTCTTAAATTGTGGTAGTGAAATGGAGGGATATGTTACATATTATCGGGATGATAAGAAGGAGATGAAAGCGGCAAAATATATATTGAAGCGCAAAGGTTAGATTCTAATATTTAGTGAATATTTCATTTAACATAATGCAATTTAACGCAGTAGTGGGAGCTATCCGTATAGGAGACAATACTCATGTAGTGAATAGTAAAGAGGATATTAAGAAACTGGCTGAGAAACTTTAAAATTAGAAGAACATGAAAAATAATAAAAAAATAAAATATAAAAATAGATTTCGATGTCAATACCAGAAGGGCGATACATGCATAAGTGAGAATTTCAATAGCAATAATCCAATTTCTGCTCCAGATATTATATTGACATTATCAAAGTTAGCAGTAAAAGTTAAAGAGGAGATTAATTCAGAAGTCGGTGGAAGAGTTGCATTACAAGTACTCAAAATTCACGAATATTTCATTAAAACAGTAAATTTGCAAAAACACGGAAATAGAAAAAACAAGAGTTACTATTTTGACCCCAAAGCAAAAAATAAAACAGATAGGTCTGAAAGGGTCGATTTAGAGATTTTAGGTGATTATGGCTTAGATAACAAAACTCTTACGCTCTCAACTTACATAAAAAGATATAGACAAATTAAAGGATGGGAATAATATTTTAACAGTCCACCCAACGCCTGCAAAGGCCTGCCAATCAATATATGTCCAATAAAGATGATACTATGACAAATGAAGAAATAGAGGAAAGCTTGAAAGAGGCTGATGAAATGATTAATAACTTCAAAGAACAAGAAAAGCAAGGATTACGGGATATTCTCCGGTATTATGATAGAATACATGATAAACTTTTCTCCTTCAACAATATGCTAATTGCTGGATATTTCGTAATTATAGCTATGCCAAATTCTCAGACAAATCCATGGTGGATTTTACTACCCATTTTTAATATGCTAAATTTGGTCTTTGTTGATTACGAAATGATGGAGAAAAGCCGTTTTGAAAGTGCAATAATGAGCAAATCACAGAAAGAGATACAAAATCATGGGAAAAGGATTAGCAAAACAACATGGCGTTCTTTGTTTACCATTATTTCGACATTGATAGTCACATTTGTTTTTGTAATACAATTAATAAAGCTAACATAACAAAGCCACCACGATAGTCGAATTAGAAAAAATGTGGATGAAATCAAAGAAAAGTAGGGATAAATTTGCTTTTGTGTGGTTTTGTATGTTGATTTGTAGAAGTATTAACACATAAAAGCACGATTATGAGTGTACTCAGCGCAAATACTTTGTTTCATTTCACAAAAAGTAAAGAGAATCTTACGAGCATATTAAAAAGTAATTTCCGACCAAATTATTGTAATGAAAGGGCTTACTTTACAGATGAATACCCCAATTGGAATATTCCTATGGTATGTTTTTGTGATATTCCTTTATCCCAAATAAAAGAACACACATCATGGTATGGGGAATACGCCATAGGGATAACAAAAAAATGGGCTATTCAGAATAATGTTAATCCAATACTATATATTAATGATAATATTGAACTGATTAATACTTTAAAAGAAAACCTCAAATTTTTGCTTGATTTAAGAGATAAAGAAAACTGTATAAATAGTAACATACAGCCATATATTACCAATCTTTTTTATCAATGTGCTTATATCAAACCTTATGAAGGAGAACAATATAACCACAAGCAAAAACAGGTAAAGACTAAACGTTTTTATGATGAAAGAGAGTGGAGGTACATTCCATCAAGAGCTAAATTTTCCGAACCCAATTCTATGTTTCGTTTTGGTAATGATTCATTTATTAAAGGTGGATTTAATAGCTATATCACAGATGATTTAGGATTGAGTTTTGAACCTAAATACATAAACTATATAATAGTATCAAAAGAAAAGGAAATATTAGAAATTAAAAGAGAAATCGAAATGATCAAAGGTGAATACTCTCGGAATGATGTTGAATTACTTACTACCCGTATTATTTCAATGGAACGAATAAAAGAAGATTTTTAATATAATGCAAAACACTGTCACCTGCCCCAACTGTGGGAAGAAGTTTAAGATGAAGGAATAATACAATAAAAGTAAAAATACTATGAAACGATTTAGAATACCTTTAATATTGTTAGGCATATTAGTTTTATATTGTTTAGCAATGTACTTCTCAAAAGATGTTGCAACATGGATATATGGAGAAGTTCCAACAGATTGCAACAACGACACCCTCACAAGAACTGGACAATTTGGAGATAGTGCAGGGGCGATAAATGCACTATTCTCAGCGCTAGCTTTCTTTGGTGTTCTTTGGGCCTTAATAATCCAAAGGCAAGATTCTAAAATTACTCGTTTTGAAAACACCTTTTTTCAGATGTTAAGCTTACAACAAGAAATAGTTAAAGACTTATATTTCTCTTACGAAAAAGATGCAATAACGAGAATAGACGGTGACATTTCAGGACCAACTACACAAGAATCAAAAGAACAACGATCAATAATTGGACGAGAGCTCTTTAGGTATGCTTTTGAAGAAGCTAAACAGCGCTTGTATTTTGACGATACCTGGCATTCCTATAAAGGTATGAAAGGATTAATCTATGCAAAAGGAAAAGAGATTTACGAGAATTCATATATCGTTCCATATTTTGACCACTATTTTAGACACTTATACCGAATAATTAAATTTGTCGATGAAACAGATTTATTGCCTAACAACACTGAAATACGTTACAAATATACTAGTATAGTAAGAGCGCAATTATCAAGGTATGAGTTAATATGGATATTCTATAATTGCTTATCGGGTAATGGAATAACGAAATTCAAACGTCTTGTCGAAAACTACTCTCTATTAAAAAATATCCGCATTGAATTATTAGCTACTTCAGAAGATAGAGAACTTTATAACAAAAAATGCGAAGAGAACTATATTGAGCAAACAACAGATTTCAGCAAAGAGTACAAAAGAATAGCTTTTGTTCCAGAAGAACAACCTAAGAAAAAATACAGATATATATTACCTTTCATTTTGGACATTAATATACGAATATATCGCACACTGAAAAAGTAACAAACTCACCAAACGCCCGCACCCAGTTTGCCGACCAGTGCGAGCGTTCAATAAAACACTAATACTATGAAATTATATAAATATAGAGCTGATATATATAGAGATTTGTTGACTCTTGTCAATAATCAAATATATGCGCCAACCGTACAGAATCTTAACGATCCAGCTGAAACTATGGTCAATGATAGTAAGATATATGAAGTTTTTAACCTCATAGAGAAAAGTGGACTTCCTATAAATATAGCAAAAGATAATTATGCAAAGATAATAGCACAAGCTAGAACTAAATTGGGAATATTCTCTTTAAGCAAAACAGTCTTTAATGAATTACTATGGGCATATTACGCTAATGGACACAAAGGTTTTTGTATTGAATATGATTTTGAACAGCTACAAAAATCTTTTCCAGATGGACTCTTGCAAAGTACTTTTGAAGTTCAATATAATAATGATACCCCAGAATTTTCAATAAATAGTATAATTAATTATTTAGAAAATGATGCACAATTTGTAAAATGCATAATTGCTACTAAATCAATGGCATGGGAACGTGAAGAAGAAATTAGAATAACTTTATATTCCTCTGGCTTATTTGAAATATCACCCGAATCTGTCACTGGGATATATTTGGGTCTTCGAATGGCTGAATCCGACAAAGAACTGGTAAAAAACTCTTTGAAAGGTCGAAATATAAAGTATTATCAAATGAAGCTAAAGCCTAATAGCTATCTATTAGAAGCTGAATTAATTAAATAGAGTACTAAAATTAAGATGGAGGGATAAGAAATGAATTATTATGTACTTTTAGGAATTATATCAGGTATAGTAACTATCATAAGTCTTTTTATACCTGAAAAATGGAGAACAAAAAAAACATTTCTTGCAGTCACGCTTATTGTTGTCATATTTGTAAGTGGCTGGATAACAGATATGAATAGTAGATTAGACAGGGTAAAAAGTGTGCAAAAATCCGCAATGGTACTTATGGATAGACGTAATTCGGAATTTACGGACAAGGGATTTATACAAGCAAGCCTTTCTTTTATGGAAGAAAATAAAGATCTGTATCCTGATTCATATCAACGAGCAATTCAAATACAGGAGGGTATAAAAGACAAATGGTATTCAGGTGATATTAGTGATGCTGCATATGAAATGGAAGGGCTTATTTATGGTATAGCAATTTTAAACAGAGAAAAAGGTAATGATTAAACCAGATGAACAAAAACTAATTTAATAAAACATGATTAAAGAGTTTGCATTTTCGTATTCAGAACTAATAGTTGGTATTCTAGTCTTTATATCCACAATTTTAGGATTTATAATAAAAGTCCAACATGATAAAATTTTATCAATAAAAAATCAAATATCAGATAAAAAATACAATGTATACAATGAAATCTTTTCCATTTTCTTTGATATAATGAGAGAAGGAAAAGGCTTCACCAAAAAGGCTAAACCCAATGACTTGCCAGACAGAATTATTAATGTAAAAAAGGATTTACTCATTTACGGAACCGATGAAATAATAAAGAAATTCACAGAGTGGAATGTGAATTGTAATAATCCAAATCAAATGTCTAACTTTCAAAACTATCTTGCTTTGTTCATTCTTATAAGAAAGGATATGGGATATAAAAAAAGTAAATTAACAGAAAAGGATATTTTAAGAATAATAATGGGCGATGATGATGAATACAAGAAATTCTTAGAATTGATGAAATAATATAAATAAAGCCGGAGTTTTATGCTCCGGCTTTATTATTTAGAGACCTACTATTATTTATAAATATACTCGTAAATCAAATCCGATTCTTCCGTTTTATATGAATATGAAATATGGATTTTTTGCAATGTTCCATCTGCATTGTATGTATAATTTTTATAAGTTAAATCATTTGGAAACATAGACCATGATGTTGTTTTAGAAATTTTTCCGTTAGATAAGTACTCGTAAGTTATCCCTTGTTGTTTTGTCGATTTTCCTGTTTCCCCATTAGTCCAAGTATTACTTGTTAGATTTCCATGTGAATCATATTCATCAAGAGTAATACCAAATAGTGTTCCATCTTCAAGGTTGTATGATGTTTTTGTTACGTTGTTACCAGAGTATGTATAATCATTAATATAACCAAAATTACCACTTAACCAGTTTTCAACAACTGTTGATTTTACTAATTTTTTCATATTGTCATATTCGTAAGTCCAGGTTTCATATAAATCTCCATCATCATCGTAGACTATCATTTTTGAAACAGAATCAATGGAATTATATGAATAGATATATTTATGGTCTAAAAGTGTTAGTGTGTAATCGTTTTTTTCTATCAAACGATTATTGGTGTCATACTTATATGTATATTCATGACTAATCCTTCCTTGTACTACTGGAATATAGTAATTCGTTTTTTTTCTTAAAAGATTTCCATTACAATCATAAAAATAGTTTTCATACATTTCGCCAAAGGAATCGGCAGAGCCAAATTTATATTTATGTTCTCTAACCATTATCTCGTGTAAATAACTATCTTTAGATTCATCGTCATCATCTTTTGAGCAAGAAGTAAATAGCAAAGTCATTGCAATGGAAAGTAGGAAGAAAATCTTTTTCATTTTTTTATGTTTTTATTTGTGGATAATTCTGCAAATTAAAACACTTATTTGCACATAGTCAAGTTTTTTCCTGTTTTTCTTTGATTTTAAACACATTTCCCTAAATATTCCTATAATAAAGCAATAGCGCACCTCGACTTTACGAGGTACGCATTTATTATTTTTAAGAAGCATAATTAAACACCTGTGGATAATTTCGCTTTTGGTATTGGTTTCTCAGATAGATAATCAAATTATCGAAATTGCTTATAAACCCTTCATTAATTAAGTCTGCGATCTTCTTTTCAAGTTGCCATAATTCACGTTGCTTCATTTCATCGCCATGCTTGTTGCGAAGCATCTTTTCATGATTATTGAATACAACCCAGTTCAACGCTTCACCAACCTTTTGCATAGCTTTTGGCATGAAGTCTTTCGGGACTATCTTCATAATGGCAGAACTTAATTCTTTGTAGGCATCACCTGCATCGTTACGGTAGCGTATCATTTCGTCAGCAACAAATTTCAAAACGTGATACTCAAATCGAGGACTTAGATACATAGCGAACTTGATAAACAATATTGGATGCATCCACGTACCTCCATTTTTCCGACCTCTACAAGCTTTAGAAAGGGCGTTTTTTAAATACGTAAAATCTACGGATTTAAAATGAAGCTCATTTTCTGCGATTTCAGACATTAGTTCATTTAAGTTAGTACTTTTCCAAAAGTTATCCAATTCCCTCTTTTTCTCTGGATTAGTAGTATTCTATCGTTTCAAAAGATATGTGGCATTAAAATAACCATCACTTGTTCGTTGGATAACATCTAAATTACCCATTTGACGAACCATTTCTTGATTTGTTTTCATACTTTTGTACTCAAGATTTAGAAATTGAACCTCACCAAAGGATGCTCCTAACTTCATCCAATGACGGGGTTTATACTATTCAGCCGTTAGGATAGCTGAGTTATTTCAATATTCTACTATTCACTAAGCATTCTCCGAATCAACTCCTTATTCTTCGGGTCATCGGCATTAACAACCTCGCTATCATCGAAGATATTCAGTTTCTTTCGTTCATCCTCACTCAAATAGACAGTAGTGATGGCATCAGCCATGAGCATCTTTAAATTAGCGTAACTGATTCCCCATAAAATATAATCCATAGTCCATCCGTAACGCTGACAGGCAAAGTCTATCAATGTTCCATAGGTACTATTGCCTCCAAAGGTTACGCTACTATTATCTTTCTTAACTGCGGCTATTCTGTTACGCTCTAAGCGTTCTTTATCTATCCCGAAGTGCTTGATAAACTCTTCTGTATTATCTCCGGATAGAACGATTGTAAACATGGTAGCAAGCTCTTCTACTTCTAATTCAGAAAACTCTTTTGTCCGCGCCTCTACTTTAACACTATCAAAGACATCCTCCTTCCGATTGAACGTAAAGTTAGACAGTATTCGGCAAACAACCTCTTTCTTTTCAGTACATAATCGAATGGCTTCCAAATATGGATTAGTAGATACCAATCTAGCATCAGTTCCCAAACTCTTGAACAATCCTGCAAGGTGATAAGTCATCCCCAACGTAGGAGGATATAGGTAAAATTGCTGACTACCAATATTGAAACCAATAGGTCTCTCAATGATGGTATCAGCAATGTTCATTTCAAGCAATTCTTTATCTTTCATAATGCTGAATAGTTAAAGAGTGCTGTTGAAAGCACTCTTTTAAAAACAATATTCTCAACCCTCTGGAGCAGTAGGTGCTGTATATGGTTTTACTTGATTACCCGTAGCTGGTTTCAAGACATCAGCCGTATACTTCCACTTCTTACCTTCAGCCGTGTCAAATGTATCTTCTACTGACACAGTAGAGCGTTCAATCAAGAACCCCTCACATTCAGGATTCTCTGGTGTCAAACGGAAGGCATACTCATCTGCGACTACCCCATCTTCGTCTTCAATAGGCTTAGTACGTCCTTTAGCAGCACGAATTTCGAACTCAAACGTATAAGTGTTCTTTGCATACTTAACAGCTTCATTCTCACCGCCTTCGACTTTAGCTTCTTTCTTCTCACCTTTGGTAGGTGTCAACTTTGTAGAGTTTTCTACCGGATCATACGGTAACTTAGTCCATGTCGTTGGTGCAGCGCCATCAGCACCGCACTTACCGAATTCAATTGAGGGTTTACCCCATGATAATTGTGCCATAATCTTTTATTCGTTAGATATTTGAATTAATAATTTATTATTGATGAAGTGCTCGTCTTTACCGCTCACTTCTAATACACGCTGTTTGGAGCCTTTGGAATCAACCCGAAAGCCAGCACCTCGGCAATTAAACAGAAGTTCATAAGACATCTTGCAAAGCTCGCGCAATCGGATGGTATTCTCTTCTGCCTGACCATCCCGGATATAATCAGGAACATATATATTCACGTTAACAAAAGCCTCTTGCATCTGGCCACTACCATTATCGAGCATGGAGATAACAATATCCTCCTTGTCTGAATCGGTAGGGCGTTTTGTTTTCTTCAACTTTCCGGTAACAGCTTTTTCTAAAGAAGAGCCTTTTATAACCGCATAAATCGCGTCCTTTATTTCTATATCCGATTTCATTTCGCAACTTGATTTCTAAGTTTCTCCATCACATTGTAAAATTCTGCATGTGCTAATAGTTCAGCAGATGCAAGAACAGATTTATTGTCTCTGGCTTCTACAAGTTCGGCATAGTTCATTCCAGCAACAACGATAAGAGCATAACCGTTTGAATACTTCTTCGCACGTTCCTCTGCTAAAACCTTTCCTAACCTTGAACCTTCCGAGCCATGAAGTACAGTTCCAAAATCAGAGCTTTTAACAATACGACCATGAGCGACAACCACATAACCTACAGAACTTCTTAGATTACCAGTTTGATTGAACCAGCTTTCTTCTTGTGCTCTATCTCTAGCTTCAGCGACACACATATCACCCAAATTTGAGAGAGCCTGAATAGCTATTTTATCTACCCGTTCAGTTTCTGCTTTAATCAAAGCATCAATTTCACTCATTGATATAGTCATTCTTATAGCCATAACTTTGCATTTAGTTGCCCTCTGTGGAATCCTTGAACCTGCTTTTCAGCTACAACAGCCCCATTATTCAGAAGTCGGATAATATCGCCACATTTGAACTCTCTACAGTCCTGATTCAAATAGACTACATACTGATACACATAAGTTTTCCCATCTTCGAAGGCTATTGTATTGGCTTTCCCGTTCGGTTCATATCGGCAGAGAATGCTACCTTCAAATGAAGATGTACCGGGATGATAATCACCGTTATTATCTTCGTAACCTCCAGTGTTTACTTGGTATTGCAATATATGAGGTCTGAACTGTATCATAAATAATCTGCTATATCAAGTACTTTAATCCTATTCCCTAACGCATTGGGTAAATCATACTCACGGCATAATACTGTATAGTAATCCTTAATTCCCTGGATATTCCAAGACATTGAGAAACCACTTTCGCTGATTGAAGTGGCACGGAGTAGGAGAGAGGGGATGAACTTTGCGATAGCCACCGACACCCGCATGCGGTTATCCTCATTCATCTCATCCTCTCCGCTTATCTTCGAGTTCAGACACATATCCAAAAGGTCAGCCTCCGACAAGTTAATGCCGAAGGTTTGGAACTTTTGTTTTATGTAGTCTCTTGCTTTCATGTTAATATGGTGTAATCAGTCGGCTATAGGAAGTATTACTATAATGCGTGCAATACTTCGACCTGTATAGGTATCGGAACGGACATTTAGGTACTACGATTGGTTTGTTCTCAATGGTTATAATTTCAATACTGCGTAGAGGTGGAGCGATATTTATCGCAAGAACGTTCATCGGAGCAATAGAAATGACACCAGCTTGAACAGTAGGCGTATCAACAAAGCTAATAGGCGCATCTACAGACTTAGACGGGATTGATTCACTGAAACTGGACGCTTGCACACCTAGAGATGTAAACAGCATCATAAACGAGCAAAACAGAAAACAAATAAACTTTTTCATCTTTTCTTGATTTATAAATTATACATTTGGCAGGGTGTAGTCTCTCACACCCTGACCTTTTACTCAATACCAAGAGCAATTTTTAGTTTGGCATTTGCTTCTTCGTCAAGTTCGGCAACCTTATCAAGAAGAGTTTTCTCCCCCATGTTTCCAGTCACTTGAACACCGATACCCTTCAACGCATCAACCAAAACCTTTTTCTCAAATTCCTTTTCAAAGAGGGAGATTTTAACCTCTTTCTTTTCTTCGGGAACTTCGACTCGTTCAGCGAGTTTGCGACTCTCCAAGTCCTGTACACGGGCTTCATCCTTGATGTCAAAGGAATCTCCACGGTTATATAACCGATGAGTGAACTTATCGCGGAAAACACTAGTCACTATTACTTTCATGCCTGTACAGTTTTAGAGTCCAAACAATAGATTCTATCTACATTATCAATCACCGGAACGACCATCGCCTGAGAGGAAGTAAACTCCTGTAGCGGATCATTCTTCGCGTATTTGGACAACAGGATAAACTCATCAGCAGTTTGATAAACAACTCCTGCAACCGGCCTTGTATTTTCTGCAAGGGTTGTCCAAACCAAAGAACCTAGCTTTTCATCACAGGTAAATACGGCCGTACCATCCTTCCAAGGTTTATGAGACTGGCGTACACCATTGATTTCAGTCTTGATTTTACGGTTTACACGGTGGAGAGTGATACCGAACTTCTTTTTCAATGTCTCAGCGGCAGAATCCAAATCAAGAGCTGGAACGGAAGTACCTACAAACTTGTTAATGAAAGCCCATTGTTCTCTGGCTTGCTGATTGGTATAGAAAGCATTAAGCCATGTATCATCAGCCCAAATGTCGGTAATGGTATTGCTGTCTTCGTCTGCCTTATCCATTACACGTTTGATGTCATCCATCACCTTGGCATCCGCACCATTCCATAAAGTAGCTACGCCAAACTGATTTTCATCTTTATACCCATAAGATAACCTAATCCCGGTTCCGTTGTTTCTCGTAGAAAGAGCGACACCAGTCGAAAGACCGGACAAGAACATATCTTCAATACGTTCCCATACCCCTTCAAGACATCGTGGGGTATCAGCGAAGATTTTATTGATAATAAGATTCACTGAAAGTCCCTGTGCAATCATATTATCAACATCCTTCATCTGCTTTTCAGTCAGGTAAAGTTTCATTCCCAACTTGGGAATATCACCTGTGGCAGTGGAAAGAGAATCACGCTTTTTCAGCGGAAGTTCTGAATCTAAAGATACAACATCGGCAGCCACACGGCTGTAATCAGCTAATATGCTGGCCCACTTCCCATCAGCAGAGAAATCTGGATTAAGCAGATTTTTATACATATAAGTCTGCTTAGTCTTGTTTCTTTCATTTATCTTCTCAACAATGGATAACACCAACTGAGGAAAGAACTTTTGAGCGTACTCGAAATAAAATGATTTTTCCATTATGCTTCCTCGTCTTTTCTAAATTCAACCAAAGGCAACGCTGCTTTCAACGCATCCAAAATAGCATTGTAAGGGTACGGAGCTGCTGCCGGATTAACTCTACCTCGTGTCATGATTGCAGCAAAAGGTTTTGCAGTACGGATAGTACCTTTAATAATACCTGCATAGGAATATCCTTCAGGAAGTGCCGCAAATGCAGTTCCTTCTGCATTAAGGGGCATAGGTTTGTATGCCCCGGCACCATCAGTAATGGCAGGAACACCAGCCTTAATTACCTTCAATGGATAACCGGTCACATCCAAAGAACGCCCACCGTCAATACCGTCAAGGTATTTAGCAATAACGATGTTATCATTTCCTGTGATAATCTCGTTCGGTTCATTGTTTAGATTCACTTTTGTCATCTTTCAATTTTTAATGGATTAAAGAATTTGCAATGTCTGAAATCTGTTCCTTAGACGGTTTTCCGTCATCAAGGACGTGTCCCAGTCTATTGCTTGGTAAATTTGCCGTCTTTAGGTTTGTTGCGACTGTAGTAAGGTGTGAGTTGATTGCTGCTTCATCCGCTTCTGCAGAAATAGCAAACCCCTCTTTGATACGCCATTCGGGGATACCTAACTCTTTGGCTTTAGACAAAATCGTATTAGCTCTAGCGGATTCAGCATCTTTCTTTTCGAGGATATCATACTTCTCTTTCAAAGCTTTGTATGCACTTTCCCGTTCAGTGTCCTTTTTTAAGAACTCTTCAAATCTCTTCTCCATCTCTTTCTGCCACTCCGGTTTGTCTTTATCGGCTTTCTTGGCATCTTCCTCAGCTTTCTTTCTCTCGGCTTCTGCTTTCGCTTCGTCCTCGGTCTTTTTAGCGTCAGCTAATGCCTTTTCACGTGCTGTTGTTACTCGTTTGTCAATTCCGCTTTGAAGACCTGTCAAAAAATCCTTTTGAGCGGCAACGACAGCACTAAGGTTTTCGTCAGTTACAAGTCCTATTGCTGCAAGTGCATTGGCGTGTCCCTGCAAAATTTCATCACTTAACCCAAGGGCTTTATACTCTTGTTTTAAAGCATTGAAAATCTTTTCTTTCATATTGTATAAATATTAATTTGTTAGAAGTTTAATTTGTGGAAGTAAAAATACCACCAATACAGATAATTAGTTAATATTTAGACATTCCATTCACAACAAGTTGACTATTGTTGTGAATATGGTATAAAAGTAGTGAGTAAGTGGGGGAAGGGGAGATTATTGGATGGTTAAGAATTTACTAAGAAGAGATTGTGGAGAAATAGAATAAAAAAAGGCGTGAAGTAACAAATTCACGCCTAAAATGCTATAAAAATGAATTATAGCTATTCGGGGGAATGAATAATAAAATAATCTATTTTATTACATCAGACATTTGTAAATTATGAATTTTCTCTTTGTGATAATTCTGCTAAAAATGAATCAATAAACGCCAATAAGCTATTTTCGTTATTAAAATCAAAGTGTTTGATTATATCAAACCGATTATTGTTATAATATTCAAATCCAACTAATGATTTGGCAGTCTCAAAATATTTTAAAATATCACATTGTTCATTGGGCTCCCAAAAATGAACATAATACCCTTTCTCATTGCACCAAATATCCATTTTAAAATATAAAGTTCCAATAGTATATCCTTCAAAAACCATATCGGTACCCTTATATCGCCAAATCTTTGCAAAAGGTGAGTGATTTTCTTTATATCTATCCTCTAGTCTAATTGCCATATATTCGGGTAAATCATTCATCATATTTCTGATTGACTTGGCAGTCTTAAGATTCTCTTCATCCATCAAAGAATTATAAAATTTTTCTAAAATTATTGTATCCATTATATTTGAATTTAAATATGTTATCAAATCTGCATACTGACGTAAAATGGCTATACAATTCATATTTTGCGCCTGTAATATTGCTGGTTTAATCCAGCTATCCACGAGATTTATGCCATTATCCAACGAATAAGCAGGTATGATTACTAAATGTTGGTGCACATTTATTTTATCCTGTTTTGTCCAACTACTTTCATCAGGCCGTTTAGATTTATCTAAAGGTAAATAAACAATAGCATCTATTGTAAAATTAGATGAGACCAAATCATAATAGCGAGGCAGTTGACGAGCCATATCTCCAGCATTATTTATTTTATTCTCAATGATAATAGCTTTTTTAGTAGTTTCTGATTTTATCAAAATATCGATTTTACCTTCTTCTCTGACTACTTCTACATCTTTAAAGTCTTCTTTTTTAATTGTTTTCCCGGCCAAATTAAGCATTTCTATGAATAATTGTAAGAACAACGATTTTTCGTTATGTTTCTCAGTGGGATCAAGAAATGCCTTGATAACATCTGAATGATAGTTTTCACGATAATAAATATCAGAGGTCAAGCGAAAAATATTAAACCCAATATCAGAAATACGTCTTTTGGTTTTATCATAATCATGAGCAACTATTCTAAGATCTGCTAATAATTGAGAAATATTTGCTATATGTGCATCAGTAATCTTTTTCCAAGTTGATATCATCTTATTATTCTATTTTGACTCCCATGTTAAATCAAATTTGTTACAGAAAACTCCTTTGCTAAAGATTATACATCTTTCTGAATTTTCTCAACCTGTTGCTTGAGAGGCCTATGAGCACCGACTGTATAATGTCACCACCACTCATTTCTATTGATATGTTCTATACTCCCAACACTATATTAGCATCAATATTCAATTTTCGACTTATTTCACGAGCCACCTTCAACGTAGGTTCACTCCTGCCAGTAAGATAATCACTGATACGTGATGGACTTACACCAAGTAATTCTGATAGTTTTGTTTGATTTATACCCATCTCATACATGCGTAACTTAATAACATCAGCCAAAGAAGGAGTTTTGATTGGATAATGTTCATCCTCATATTCCTCAACAAGCCCAGACAATAAATTCAATTCAATAAGATTCCTGTCAGTCAATGGAGTGTTATCGTCTACTAATGGAAAAAGTTCTTCTATTCTTTGACAGATTGCATTATGTTCTACCTCATTTTCTATCTTAGCCATCACATAGCAGGAGTCAATTCAACATTCAATCCCAATGCGGAAGCGATACGGTAAAAAGTAGAAACTTTAGGTTCCGTTCTTCCTGTTTCAACGCGGGAAATATAAGACTTATTAGTTCCGATCTTTGCAGCAAGCTCTGCCTGTGTCATATTAGCTTTCTTTCTGGCTTCCTCAATTAGTTGACCTGTAAAGAAAGCATTAGCTCTATCCTCAGCAGCTTTACGCTCCGGGGTTCCTTCTTTGCCGAATGCGGCATCTAATTGCGCATCGACATCAAACATCTTTAGTTCTTTTTCGCTCATAATATTCTTTCTTTAATTTTAATGCCTTATCTATTTCTTTATCGGGCGTTTTCTGTGTTTTCTTCTGAAAGCCATTGAATAAAATCACAATCTGTCCTTCATCAAAACAGAAGAAAATCCGATAAATATTACTTTGCCACTCAATTCTTAACTCAAACAGGCCGTCTTTAATAGACTTCACATATTTAGCAGATAGCCTGTCTACAGTCTTTAACATGAGTAAACCGTATAATACCTTTTCTTGCGCACCTTTGTTCAAGGTGTCAAAAAAATCTTTATAGTAGTTTTCGTATGCTATTATCTTTCTGTTCATGTAGCAAAGATAGTAAAAGTTTATCAGTTGAGCAACTTTTGCGAGATAAATTTTAGCCAATAAACAAAAAATAACGGCAACTCTATCGAATCACCGCTATCCAAAAGAAGGGCTAACAGCCTTTACCTTTTTTCTTTGAACCTTTCTTCTTTCCCATGATAAAATGTTCTATTTATCCTATTAGAAAAATATAACCCTCGTAATTTTTATGACTAAGATGTCGGCTGATGTTCTTTTTCACTGATTTTTTTCTTTTCTGCCGCTTCTCTTAGAATCTTTTCTACCTCTTCATCTGGCTTATCAGTTATACCCAAGAGCCTAACAGCGGTATTCAATGATATTATTCCATTGGAATAAGCACTACCAATGGATGACCACCGAGTTTGTCTGTCTTCTTCAAATGGTTCTTGAAACTCAAACGAGACAACCAACTCGTCAAGGAGCTTCGCTTTATCTGGATGAAGGAATTTCAATACTGATATAATAACCTTTACTTCTCGGTCAACCAAGATGTCATATATCTCAAGATTCTTCAACCGCTTGATATAGCCGATAATCAAAGCCCTCTTTATGGCTTCTCCCGAAAGAGTACCCATACCTTTCATTCCTTCAAAAGACATATCAGGGGTAAGGGAGTCTTCGAGGATAGATGATTTCAAATCTTTCTTCTCGGCTTCACGTGTTTCAGAAGAAAGAGGAGGGTCTATGTATTCAAACTTAGAATCTTTCCCATAGTACTGAATCAATGTACCTATTGCATCCGGATCTTTTAAGTTTTCGATAACATCTGCTGTAGCTGCTGCCATAGGATCAGAGAAATAGTTATTGATATCTCCGGTTTTAGAATCAAGCATTTCCTCTCTTTCTGCCCGATGTTGCACACCCATCCAAGCCTTTTCCTGCTGATAGAATATAATGTTTATCTTTCCAGTAGGGTTCTGGTAAGTCTCCACTTCCCATCCCACTGTTCCCTTTTTACAGTTGAAATAAAAGTCTTTAGTTTGAATATCCCAATGTTGCACGGACTTACCTGATGATTTAACGGAATACCCGAAAGCAAAGGCAACCAATGTGCCAAACTGGTCAAACAAAGGTCTTAGTTTATACCCTGTGGAGCGGGCCAGCACAACCACCTTGACTTCTGCCTGGTTACTTTCGTTCCTGTATAGATGATAAAGCTTTGCACTCTCTGTTTCCGCTCCGGCAAGCCTCTTTACTTTGCGCATGGTGACATTAAACCTCGTTTTATCAATGAAGTCAAGAAACATCTGATAAACATCATCATTGCCGTTTTTCTTTTCCCACTTAATCGGTTTACCAAGAAGAAAGAATAATTCTACTTCATTGATGAATTGCTGCCTGTTCCGGGGAAGCTTCTCGCTGATATACGGGTCTTTGTTCTTTCTGAACTTATTAGGACGCTTCATAACCTTGTGAAGTTCCGGCTTGTACTCACTTAAAGCGATATCCACTTCATCCTCCCTATTCTGCATCAGAGCGATGGCTGTACTAATATCACCATCCTTTATAAGTTGGAATATGTCTCTCTCAACACCCATTGAGTTAAGGGCCTTATTCCTGAATAGTGTTAATAATTCCTGTATATAATTCATAATCTGTAAATTTACCAAATTCCTAATTCTTCTTTTGAAACTTTTTGTGACTTTATTATCTTACCAAGAAGCTCACCCAAAACCCAGTAACGAGCAGCATCTATTCCGTGATTATCATGGTCTTCCGGCTCGTTGATATAGTTTCCGTCTTTATCCTTTGCCCATACATATTTTCTATACTCTCTTTGTAAGTTATACGAACGTTTGGTTATGTATATTTCATACTCCTTCATCTTATCTATACCCGCTACAACAGAACCGGGGTATTTACTTACAGCATATATCCTCACACCTCCGTTATGAATCTCTTGAATGGTTCTTGGGTCCGCACTATCAGCTATAGTTTTTAATCCCCAAGGACGTATAGATTTAACAATGTCGGATGACAGCAGTCCTGTTCGATAGTCTACTTCATCAAGATATAGGCGATTATCAATAACTCCACACCGGATTGCTGCCGTTGGATCATTGGTGAAACCAAAGTCAAGACCTAAACCGATTTTTTTGCATTCCTGCGGGAATTCGTCAATAATACCCCACTTCTTGAATACAGCACCCTCTGCCACGTCAGCCCAACGACCGATAACCACATGAGCATACTTTTCAGGATTCTTCTCTTTCATTTCCTGCACTTCCCGAAGGAACTCAGGAGAAAGGTTCTCTAAGTTGTCAAAGTAGGTGGTGTGAATATGAAGTACATTCGGATGGGTAGAAACCTGAACTTGCACACCGTCAATCTCTACGAGCTTGTGAGTATTCTCTATGTACTTTTTATAGATAAAGTGATTAGAGTCGCAGGGGTTCATTATGATGATAATCCGGTTCTGAATCCCCTTTTTACGGATGGAGAGCATTATCTTATCAAATTCTTCCTCATTCGTCCACTCTTCCGCTTCATCACAGACGAAAGTAGTAATCCCCTGAATAGATTTTAGTTTTGCCGTCTGATTACCGGAAGAAGTCTTGATGCCTCGGAACATGATACGGCTATTAGTCATTTTATTGACTATATCCGTCTTGGTAGTCTTGAAATACTTAGTTGTTCCATCTAGCTCTATCTTCTCCATCATTTCCGGGATGATAGACATACCGGCAGAAACCATTGTGTAACGGGTGTAGAGAACCTGATGCACTATCTTTTCGGCTTCCGTCATTTCAAAGGTCAGACGTTCAATGAAGGTGGAAGCATTGAAGGATTTCCCCGAATTATGTGTCACAGTGCCATCTGAGTGCAAATAGCGTTGATTTCCATCAAGACAGATACCACACCAATCGCCCATGCCAACTGACTCTATTGAAAGCTGAGATAGATGCCAATCCTTATTTTTACGCACTTCGTCTTTATTGATTTTCTTCCTTGATATCTTGCACGGGATTCTCCATACATCTCCGTTTATGAAAACACGATATACAAAACCGCAATCCTTACCATTACATCTTGCCAGCTTTTTATTGATACTTGTCCTAAACCCAAGTGTGTCGGCAACATATTTTATTTGCTTTGCAAGTTTTTCATTCTTTTGAATAATCTCATACCCATTCCTAAGCATACAACCATCCGTATCTATAAGTCCTGCAAGCAAATCAAGCCTTACATTTTCGCTATTTGATATATAATCTTGTGGAATATGCTTATTACTAATCAAATTATATTCACGCAGAGTGTCCATTAATGGATTTGTCAGACCTCCGTTCTTTGCAAGTCTATAAGTTATGGCATTTCCTCTTATCCCATTTATGGCTAATCTCATATTATTTCTATCCGCATATTCTCGCAAATAGTCTTTTATCTCAAAATCAGCGGTTGTTACTTGAGGAAACATGCTTGTTCCATCACCCAACCACACACCAAGAAGATAAGGCTCAATGTTCACATATTTTTCAATGTATGGTATTGAGTTTGATTTATAGCCACGGAAACGGTCTCTGAAACGCTTACTTTGATTCACAAAGTCGGTAATGCGCATATCCAAAAACTCAGGATAAGCGGTATATCTTCCATCTCTAATTGAATCTCCACTCTTTCTTAAGCTTATTATATGCGCATCATTCACAAAATAATCTTCCGCACTTGTTTGCTGGACACGAAACATTTCACTTTGTCCTCGCATCGTCCCAATTACCTTTCGTGGGCATCCATCATCACCCATGACAAAATCGCCTACTTTAATATCCTTGATTTGCTTTACCGTCAAATCAGACATTATTACTTCTTGCGTGGGTGTTTCACATCCACGTCCTCCGGTGATAAGGATAATGAATTTCTCATTATCGGTGTACAGAGGGTGGTATATCGCCTGGGGTTCTATCATTTCAGTTTGTCTTTAATCCAGGAATCAATACTGATACCGTGGTTTATGTCGGTAGGAATGTCAGCTTCTTCATCCTGCTTACGTTCAACCTTTCTCCAATCTTCATCGTAATGGTAGAGCCAAACAGACTGCGCCTGCAAACTGGGCGCCAGCTCACCTTCTACAACTTGAACTTCTTCTTCACCTGTCAGATTTCCGTCCCTATCCTTTATCTTTCGTATAGTGGTACTTTTCGTCTTGACACCCCCCAAAGCCATAGCTAGGAACTTTGCCCGGACTGTTGCAGTTATGGTCGCCCGCCCGCGCGTTAATACTTCACTTAATTCAGAGTACTGACTTTTCTTCTCACAAAATGTCTGTGGGGCCAATCCTACAGCAAAAGCAATTTCCTTATCTGTGAATCCCTTTTTTGCATACGATTCTATGAGAGAAAGAAAGTCTTTATTTGTATAGTCAAACTTAGGCTTTCTTCCTCCACGACCTTTTGTATTTTGAGATTCACTATTATTCATAAATTTATCCGTTACTTAATCCCCTGCTCGAGGTTGTTTTTTCCATCCTGCTTCTTGTATTGATAAAAGCGTTTCGTACTCTCAACTCATTCCTTAAAGCATTTCTTCCAAGCATGTGCTCACTGTTTCTCAATCTTTCATATTGATTTTCGAGTTGTTTCACCGTCTTTCTTCTTCTGACTCGGCTTTCCTCCTAATTTTAAGTTATTAATCTATTCTTTCAATTTGCTCATCAAAGACTTCCCCCTTGATAAACTTCATATCCGGATCATAACCGAACCGTTTGCAGAAAGCCGCTTTAGCTTTATAGGAATCAAAGGATAACATCACATAGGCGTCCATGTTCTCGGCTTGCTTTTGTGCGTTCTCCTTGACTTGTTGCTTGACTTCTTTCATGTGGGCTACTTTTTCGGCACGTTCCAACTGTTTGGCGGCTTTATCGGCTTCTTTCTGTTCGGTGACAGGTGACATCATATCAGACAAAGCATCAGCAATGGAGCTTTCTTCTTCAGTCTGCAACAGATAATCAACACCAATCATGTTTAGGTCAGCATCAGTCAAGCCCGCGTCTTTCCAATCAATGTCAGGAACAATCTGTGCAAGAGCATCAAAATCCCAGGTACCTTGTGCGTTTGGGTTATTCATCAGAATATTTAGTTCTTTCTCCTGCTTTTCGTCCACGTCAATTACGTCGACTCGGATGCGGTAGTCGTTATCAGGGAACTTCTGCAATTCATCCATGACAGACAAACGCTGATGTCCGCTGACTACGGTTAACCCGGTTCGCTTGTTCACGACAATTCCACCGACCAACCCGAATTTCTTGATACCACGTTTTAATGTCTTTCGTGATTCATCGGAAAGTTTTCGAGGATTATAATTTGCAAAGTGAATGGCAGAACGATTTAGTTCTACCGATTCGCTCTTTATGTACTTACTTAGTTCCATGTTATCCGTTACTTAAACCTAATCCACCACTGCGTCCTTGACGAGCAGACCTTGAATATTGTTGGTACACGCTTCCGTTTCTTGCATAATTTAAACGGCTAAGGTTACGATACATGGCACCGCCAATACTGTTAATTCTTGCCTGCCTTCCTGGATTACCAGCTGCAGCATTACTCAAACGATTGGTTTGTACGCCTATATCGGCAGCACTTTTCATTCTTCCTCTTCTTCTATTTCTGACTCGGCTATTTGTTTTTTATTATTATACTCAAATAAAATTCTTTCACTCATTGGAAATACCTGATAGATTCGTTGTAAATCCTGCGGATAGTTCTCTTTTAACCAAAGCATACAATCAAGATTGAATCCTACCCCTGAACTAGCTTTTAAAGAATATCTAACCGGTTCTGGTAACGCATGTTGCCTCATGTATGCAAGAATATCCATCTGCGTCCAGTCAGCCAAAGGATAACATAAGCCGTTGTTCTCATATCCGTTAGCTTCATACCCTTTCAGCATCAAACGTCTATTCATGCCATCGGCTTTCTTCATCCCCAAGAACGTGTAATAAACTCCATACTTTAGCTGCATAGCTTTTACCACATCAGCAAGTTTCAGCAGCTTCACCTTTGGATTAGGGACACAATACAACCCGCCACGAAGAATGTAAGTTAGATTCCAGTGAGGCGCTTGCACAAACTCAATCTTTGGATATTTGGCTTTAGTCCAGCCAATCCATCGGTTTATGTGCTCCAAGTCTTTGACGAAGTACATAAACACACAAACGATCCGATCAAACTTTGGATAGATTAAATCAAGTAAGACAAGCGAATCTTTACCCAAGGATAAAAACAGTAAAGCCTCATTCGATTTTACCCGAATGAGGTCTATATACCGGTTCGCTTGCTCTACTTTATTCATAGCTAACCACCAGATAATCCAAATGAAACACGAAGATCACCGTAACGTTGTCTACGTGAACCTAACTGGGTGGCACTTGCCGTACCCCTACGATTAGCAACTAATCTACCGCCAGCACCCGCGCCATTCATATTTCTGCGCGGTCCGGCTACTCTGTTTACTCTTCTTGCGACTCAGCAATAATTTTTAAATTAAACAATCAATCTATATGTTTCTCTAATACCTCGCCTAAAGTATAGTCCATTTGGGCTGCTAGGTATTCTTCGCCTTGGTGTTCGTAGACAATATCGTTACCATCTTCATCGGTAAGGATCGAAGCTTCTGCACCTTTAACCTCTACAATAGCATAAGGCCGTTTGCCTTTGTACTCACCAGTGAGAAATTTAATAGCATCGTACTTGATAGGCTTTAACTCGATTTCCCCCTCTTCGGGAAGTTCTTCATCAGCTTTATATTCTTTACCACCACATAAGTAGGTTATGTACTTTTTTGCATTGGTAGGTCTGATTTCGCGGTATTCGTGCGTTTTCTTACCAGCCAAAATCTCATCGAAATATATTTGCTTAATACTAAGCGTTAGAATGTTCATAATCGTGTCTTTTAAATTAATAATTAAGTAGTTGCGGAAACAGGACTCGAACCTGTGACCACCGCCAAGTCAAAGCGGTAAGCTAACCAACTGCTCCATTCCGCGATATATTTCTTTTAAGTATATAATTCAATGTGCCTTTGCTACTTATCGAATATTTTTTCATAAGCTCTCTATAATTAGAACCCTTTGAGTATTCTAATTGAATCTGTTGTGCTAATTCATCTGAGTATTTTTTAATTGCCTCTGATGCTTTTTTAGCGCAGCGCATTCTTGTTTCTTTAGCCTTATCCATCGCATTTTCAAACGGTGTACCTATTGCTATATTCTCATACGAATTATCAAAAGAATCACCATTTAAATGTCTAACTTCAATGCCTTTGTCAAAAATAGCATCACCAAATTTTTGATAAGCCTGCAATCTATGTACATAGACCTTGATAACTTTCGTTTCACTCACCCTTATGCCAATATACATATACGGGTCACTGCCACGCGTACCGACTTTTTTACCGCGTGCAGAAAAGGCATTGCCTTGTGAATCGACATAATACCCTTTATCTTTGGCTAATATTTCATATCTGCTCTTCATATTTTAAATATTCACTTCAAAGGTACTATCACAACCAAAGATAACGAAATTTATCTTAGTCTGATACACAACAACTGTCTTATTGTTGTAAACTAAGCCACTTATCACGTTTTTCTCTGCACTTTTCTAAGGTTGCCGCACAACAGGTAAATAATTCGCCACTTTCAGCACGGTAGTCATATTGGTACATTCTCACTTTCTTACCTTTCAGCTTGGTGTTATAGGTACAGTAGTTCTCTTTACCAGGGGCGCATACACTGCAGCCGTTTTTGTTTATTGAGTTCATAATCGTTTAATTTATTTGTTCGATAAATATGTACTTAGTATAACAATCATAACCATTTGATTTGAAATGGTGTACATAAACACCGTCTACAAATGGATACGGGTAACTCTTAAAAATACGGTGATATTCTTTTTCGGTGAATACTCTATCTTTATTACGTTCATCTGTAGCAAAAGGTAGATTGTTTAAATCAGGCTGGCAAGCTAAAAATTTAGGGGCATAAATCTGCACCTGTATTGTACCTATTTTCATAAGAGTGTTATTAAATATTCATATATAAACAAGTCAGGTCACATTCTTCATCGTAGTCGTATTCAAGCGATACGGGCGCAAAGTATTGTTGTATCTTCTTTGCTGCTGTTTCATTCTTACCCTCAAAAGAGAAAGTAAAAGAGCGTTTGCCTCTGACTGTTATTTCAACCAGTATACCTGCTACCTTAGTCATGTTGTTTTCAAGTTCTTGTTTTGTCATAATCGTATATTTAAGCGTTAATACCAATTGCATTTCTCATAAAGTTACTTGCTTGTTCTACTGACATATCCAACTTCTTTTGGATCAGAAGAAGCATACAGCTTACTTGCTCTTTTGTATTTAAGTTGCCTTGTACAAATTCTGACATGATGAACTTTTCTATTGTTCTTTGTTTAATTACTGATGTTGTCATAATCGTGTAGTTTATTAGTTATTCAAATTCTGTTTTGATTATCATGATGCAAAGATAAAGCAAACTTTATCAAAAACAGTATATTTGATGCATTTTTCTTTATCAATTAAATATATTTAATAAACTAAAGTTTGTCAAAAGCATATAGTTTGATAAACTTTAGTTATCTTTGTGGAGTAATCTTAATAAAGTATAGTTTATGGCACTACTATTAAAAAAAATCATGTCTGAAAAGTCTGTTTCATCCGCTTGGTTGGCAGAGCAAACAGGGCTTTCAAAAGTATCTATCAGCAACATTCTAACTGGTAAGGCTTCGCCGTCAATTGACAACTTGATGAAGATAGCTGAAGCCCTTCAAGTAACGGTGAATGACCTCGTTTATCAAAAGAACTGGGAGAATCATATCATTTGTCCTCACTGCGGAGGAAAAATCAAAATAGAGAAAGGAGAATAAATGAAACGCCCAAACTGGAAACTGTTTTTTTTATTAAATAATATAGAGTTGGGATTTTGTATTCTATGTTTAACAGGAATTATAGTAATGATTTTGTTTCTTTTTGATAGTGTATTTCCAATATTTAAATATAGCATATTATGTCTTAAAACAATGGCATGGAGCGTTTTGTTATTATCCTCCACTGGCATATTTGTTATAATAAACAAACTACGAAAAAAAACTTTTTACTCTTTTTCAAACCATAAAAAGATTGTATATAGCTTAGTTTCGCTGACGCTATCTTTGACTTTCTTATTATCTATAGAATATCTGATTTTTATTAATAATAAGGATTACTTCAATGTAGAAAACAGCTATATCAAAAATTCCGTAAATGATAAGATTAGTAGTATAAATGAAAATATAACCTATTGTGAGAAGTATATGAATGAATATAGCGATATATATAGAAATATAAAATCTGATTCTTATATTCATTACATAAATGAGAATGATTTACTTTACACCATTATAGATACTGATACTATACAAATTCGATTACATAGAAGACCCAATAACACATCAACAATGCCTAACAGATTCAACAAACACAATAAATTATTTGTAGGCGTTAAGCAAGCAGGAATTTCATTGAAAAATGAATTATATAATATTTCACATCCATCAAGCAAGGCTATTTTAGAAGCTGTAAAATTTAATGACAGTATTAGTGGGAGTAATTTTCGCCAACTCGTAAAAGAAAAAATCGAATTCTATGAAAATAAAATTAATAGTTATAATATTATCTTAAGTAGTGAATTAACTATTTCATTTTGGGATTTCATTATATACAATATATTCAACCCAAGTATTACAGGAAATAATACACATATTTTGATACGCTTTATATTCTTACTACAAGCTATTATAATTACATTTATATCAGGATATATTTATCAATTATTATATAAAATACTTGATGGAGATAACAAGCCGGAGCAATAAACTCCGGCTTACTCATTGATTAGCCCCTTGAATTTCAAACGATTTATAATCTCGGTGTAAAGATAGTCTATATCCTCGCTAAAATCATCGTAATTTTGATACAGAAACACAACATCTTCACAGTTGTTGGAAATTGTACTTTCAGATTGAAGGCCAACAACCTTTGCAATTTCCCCTCTTATCCCGTAAACAGTCTTTCCACCGGCAAGTGTACTGGGTGAAAACAAGTATAGGATAATAAAGATGAACTTCTTTCTTTGGGTGACATTTTCGAGGCATGGGGGACAATCTCTTTCGTTGAGTATCTCAGCGAATATCTTATAGATTTCATAAATAAGGCTTTTATCAGATAGAATAGGCGTAGATATTGCATTCTCTTCTTCGGAAAGTTCTGATTTCTTGATTCTAATCTTTTTTAAGCGAATAATTCTATCAAAATTCAGTTCCATAACACGATTATTTTAAAAGTAAATAGTATATTTGCATCATAATCGTGTAAGATTTGGGAGAATCAATGCTTGGTCGTGCTGGCAGATTCTCCCTTTCTATTTTAAAGGCCTATTCCTTTTGAGAATGGCTTTATTTCTCTTGTCTACTTCTCTGCTCCATATTGAAGCGTTATAGATAGAAGTTGCATATAATCTCAATTCCTCGCTATTAGCAAGAAAATCTACTCGTAATGCCATTTTCATTGATTCAGCATACAAGTTCTGATCAATATAATTATCCATAATAGTTATTGATTTTATTTTCTAAAAAACATATCCACACTTATCTCCCAGATGGGCGACTGTAGAGGTAAAGGCGTAATGGTATTCACTGTATTTGCTCATTTCTATTCTTGTCTTACGCTTAATTAAAAAGCACCACCCTCACAAGCAAATAAAATGGAATCTACAACTCTATTTTTATCCATCCTACCATCTTTCGTTTCACATGAAGGATTTTCCTTGCTTCCTTTCAATATATTCAAATCTCCGTCAGCAAAAAGTATGAGATTTTTGGGTCTTTTTCGCATTAATTTCTTTAGATCTTTAATCCACTCTTCTTCTTTTTTCGTTAGTTTTATTGTTCCCATGATGCTCATTATTAATTTGTTTTTCGCAAATCCTTGATAATTCTTCAAGAACTTGCAAGGTTTTACTTGGTCTTATTCATTAAAAAACTTGGTCTTTTAACAGTTTGCTATTTTGATTTGACAACTAGTACTTCTTTCCGTGCATTTTTTCACGGAGTTGGTTTAAATTCATTTTTTATTTTAAAATCGAATTAATATGTGTACTTTTTCATATATTTACGGCAAAATAATAACACACGATTATGAACCATGATGTATTTATAAGTTATTCATCTCAAAACAGTAAGGCCGCACAGGCTATTTGTCATACATTAGAACAACACAAAATAAGATGTTGGATTGCTCCTCGCGATATTCCTTTTGGATCAGAATATTCGGATGTGATTGATGCAGCAATAATTAATTGCAAAGTATTCATAATCATATTTTCAGAATCGTCATCCACGTCATTATGGGTTAAAGGCGAGCTTAATGCTGCATTTACCGAACAAAAGTATATAATCCCATTTCGCATTGATGATACGCGCTTGACTGGCGGAAATCGTGTCATCTTAAACCAGTTTCATTGGATTGATGCTTACCCAGATTACGAGCAAAAATTTGCCGAGTTAGTCGAGTCAGTATCACGTATCATTGGAAAGCCGAAAAACGAACCTCAACAAGTAAATACTCCTCCTGTTACAAATTTAAAACAAGCTATAAAATTCATAGATCGTAATGAGCCTTGCCCATGTGGTAGTGGCAGAAAATACAAAGATTGCCATGGAAGATCACAAAAAGAATAGTGTGCAGACTACGTTTGATGCATATTTCAAGCACTTCCCGGATAAAGTCAATGAAGATACCCCCTTCAAGTGGCTTCCCCTGACGGAAGTGATTAATGTAGTCCTTACGTGCTTGGATGGTCGGGATCGGTTGTGATAATTGTAATGCTTTGGCCGTATCATTTTAAAGGGTTAATTACTTTTTTTCATATTTATCAATTCGGGATTATCATGGATATTACCAATCATAATAGTATCATCCATTCTTGTAAGGTCAGATTGCCCGAAATAGAATAAATTTCGACCATTAGAAAGTTGAAAACGACAATTATCATATAGGATAATAGCTGTATATTCTTCTGGTTCAAAACCAAATGTAACAGTGTGAAGAATATCCCCTTCATAGATCTCCATCCCTTTCTTGTCTAATAACCCGGTGAATTGTCCTATTGTATTCAGAATAACTTCATACCGAGTCATGTTCCATACGGCAGCTTTGTCCGGGCATATATATGCCTTGCCGTTTAGCAGAAGCAAACTGCCATACAACCATTCATGAATCCCAAACCTAGATTTTCCTCTAAATTTAATTGTTCTCATTATATTCTTTTTTATCTTGGTTTTGAAGATTATCACTTGTCTTTTTTAGACTTTGCTTTCTTGAACTTACAGACTACATTACGCAGGGCTTTTAAGTCTTTCTGACAACTAGCTATATAATCTTCATCCGCACTTTCACAGTTACCTTCATATTCTCCTATCGCTCCACAAATAGCAGAGTATTCGTTCCACGATATATAAATCTGGACTCCATTAGGTTTCATATATTCACTCATATTTAAATTGTTAAGAGGTTCTTTATTTATTTTAAATTCAAAAATATTATCTATCAAATTATCCACAAAGACATTATTTAAAGCATCATATTTTTCACTCCAACTTGATTTCTTGTAGTAATCTAAAATCTGGTTTGATGTGCGTTTTATGCTTTTAATGTGCGTATATAGGGGGGACTTATTCAGGTATAACTTGCTAGGAAGTACTTGCAAACAGTAATGTTTTCCAATATCATTGATAATAGGATTATCATTCTGTATCACAAAATAATATTCAATCCCGTATTTTTCAAGCCAATAAGCAATCTTGTAAGCGAGATAGCAACATCCACCAGAGTTTATATTATACAGCCTATCTAGTTCATAGGCTGTATAATTCAGTTTTGTAACTACAAATTCCATGATTTACATAAAGTTTACATCACATCTTTTGAAGCAATACATTGCTCCTACACGTTCTGCATCAGATATATTTTTCTCTATCCAACTAAACGAAATTTTCTTTTTCATAAGACATTACGCTTACCTATACAGCATTAGGTTCAAGTTTTCTTTGTTATACGCTAAGTTTATTTTCCCTGCGAGTATTCCATTCTTTCTCCACATTGGATACAGCTTCCATAATCTTCCCAAAAAGACGGGCTGGTATTTCATCGCAGCAAGGATCTATAAAAGACACGCACCCATTTTCATTTATCCGATACCGTATTAAAAGTTGTTTACGATCATCTATATTTTTCTTTCTACTCATAGTCTAATCAATATTTCTTATTTTATCTGCTAAATCCATTACTTCCATTTCCCAACTAATCTTTTTTATAAGCCGATATGCTGGTCTGTTGGTTAGCCAAAGAAGTATATTCATCATTTAGTTGTTATTAGTCAAACAGTTTAAATTCATACACCCAAACAAAAGAATTACGTTCCCATGTACCTTTGCCAGATACTTTACCTATCAGGACAGCAAAGGCTTCTTTGGGGGTCTTAAACCAGCGAGAAGCAAAGTATTTATTATCTCCGTTCAAAAAAGCATCATAAGCATAAAGGAAAGGGGATTCATCAGATATTACCTCTTGCCTAACAATTCCTTCTTTCAAGCAATCTTCATCGGATATATCTTGCAAACGCTCTACTTTTACATTGGTTATCTTTATGTGATACTTACAAGCATACGACTTAACGAACATTTTGTTATTCCATCCTGCGGAATCCTTCATAAGACCGCGAATACTCAAATCTTTCGGATGTCTATCTAATGAGTCTGGGTAATAGCCTGAATCCTTGTAGCTTTGCGCAATGGCAACGATTTCGCCAACTTCGTATTTAGGCTTTATTTCATGCCCATGGATGCTTTCATAACCACTCTTACAAAAGACACTGTTGCGTATTTGGTCTTCCGAAATACGTCTCGTCATAGTTTTTCGACCTTCCAATACGGCTGTTGTTAAGCCGTACTTATCATTGAACATGATTTTCTTCATTTCTTTCTTGTTATGGGTTAATGTTAACACCGTATTCATTCTTATCTTCTTGAGAAACATTGTACCAATTTTCACCAGTAGCTATACCTGCTATTCCTTTGCCTGTTAAGTCCTCTCTTGCTTCCAGTTTGTCAATAACAACCCGTATAGTTGGGTATGTTCCTGTATAGATGGTTGGAATAGTCCTAACAGCTTGCACCTGAAAAATATTAGGCACTTCTATGCCAAATAAATCATCTGGCACAACAGCCATTAAAATCATCTTTCCGCCAGGTGCTTTTTGACCTATCATATTAAAAAATTCGTTCTTCATATTTAGCTCCTTTCTGGCTTAGTTTTACTATAATTCTATGCTGCTACTTTTCTCAATTCGCGTAGTTTCTTGCTGACAGCTTCACAAAGAACTCGCGCCATTGTAACTTCTACGGCATTTCCTATGAATTTCTTTTGGTCGGCTTGTGTTCCGATTAACACATAGTTTTCTGGAAACCCCATAATACGCTTTAGCTCTGGTATGCGTAGCATCCGCATTTTAATATCAACTATCCCGTATAAGGCCATGAACTCTTTTATTTTTTTGGTCATAGGGCTGTCGGTATCATAAATCTCGATTGCTACACGTCCGGTTTCGGTTGCGACCAAATAAGGCGGCATTTTATCCATACGTGCTATGAGAGTGAAGCATGGGTTATCAATGGAACCACCTGCACTATTAAATTGAGGGTTCATTAGGTAGTGCCACTTTCTATTTGCAGTGACTGTTTGTGCGGGCTCTTCTATGCTACTACCAACGTTGGAGAAGTTTGTATTCATAATCCACGGTTTGCAACTAACAAGATTGTACTTAGGATTGGCGGTAATACATCCAAGCGGCTTTTCTGTAGATGAAGGTTTGCTGTTTCCATATTGCTGGTCTATGAAATATGGAGAAACGAGAGAGAACCGATCCTTCGTTGTTACGGTTGCAGACGGTTCGTTTATTGAGCGGTTAAATCCGTTCCCGTAATGGGCTGATACAAACGCATGATGGTCTTTGCATGTAATTGTTCCGGCTGGTTCATTAATAGAAACATTCTTGCTTTCGGGGTGTCCACTGAACTGTTTTGAAAGAAAGCATACCTGTGCAACTCCCAGTCTGTTTTGCGTAGCTACTACCGGGCATGGTTCATCAATCCCAGGAGCATTGTATTTTCCAGTCCGACTCATGGAATTATATTTGATAAGAAAAGCATCTTTGCCTCCGGCTACAAATTTTATCAGGCCGGCATAGATACGTTCCATTGTCTTTTCAGCAAGTGGTTTCTCACGAAAAATACTTGTTCCTTCATCGGAAAAGTCCAATATCTCTTTAACCGGGCGCCACTTTTCCAAACGACCAAACATATCTTGTTTACCGTTTTTGCAGTGAGTGGGTTGCGGAAATGCTATCGGTAATCCATTTTTGGCAAATATACCAAAGAAACGTTTTCGAGTAGTATATGCACCATAGTCGGCAGCATTGAGAATACGGAAATCAAAGTTATAGCTATACTTTCTTACGTTGCGTACCCATCTTTGATAAAGCCTACCTTTATCCATACTGATAGGCTTTCCGTTTTCGTCCATATCACCCCATGACATAAACTCCTCAACATTTTCAATTTGGATATAATCTGGATTAATAGCTTCAATGTAACGAAAAAGATGTTCTGCCAGTGTCCGACTGTCAGCATCACGTGGCTGTCCACCTTTTGCTTTGCTAAAATTAGTACATTCCAAAGAAGCCCAAAGAACTAAGTGGGCATCTGAATATAGTTGTTTCATTCGTTGTACGTGGGCTACTAGAGCTGATAGTTCCAGTGTGCGTATATCTTCAGTGAAATGCATTGCCTCCGGGTGATTGGCTGCATGGCTAGCAATCGCATTAGCATCGTGATTTACGCAAGCGATAATCTTTGCGCACTGTTCACCATTTATTCTCGCTGATTCTACTCCGGTGGACGTTCCTCCGGCACCACAGAATAGATCGACGTATAGTAGATTTATATTATTCATTTTTTTATTGTTATGAAGGTTATTTACTGGGGAAATACTTCCCACATTTATTACACATGTCGTTATCTGCGTCAAACATGATAACCTTTGTAGAGCCACAATAAGGGCATCTTACTTTAAGATTTTCATCTTTTGGATATAGCAAATCAATAGATTTACGCAATACAGCCTCTATATGATCTTTCTCCAGTCCAGCAGGGCATTCTTTATTAAGCCAATCCAAATCCTCTTTGATTAGCTTCGTGTATGCACGTTTCGTTATCTTTATGCTCATTACTATTTTGTTTTACGTTAGTTTATAATGCTAATTTGGGTTCTCGCATAGCCTGTAATACACGTTCACAGGCTGTATAATAATGCTTTCCCAAATTTTCAAAGCCGATAAAATGTCTATTAGTATTTATACAGGCTACAGCAGTGGTACCACTTCCGATGCAATTATCTAATACAATTTCGCCTTCATTAGTATAAGTCTTAACAAGATATTCCAACAACTTCAGTGGCTTTTGGTTAGGATGAAGCGAAGAGTTCTGTGTATCAGTTTTGAAGATTTGTATACTACGCGGATACCTTTCTGTTGAATCATAATGGTAATCCTGATTCATTGCTCCGTACACTTCTGTTTGGCAGTTTTTTGATCTGAAAGTTTTTTTCCTTTCATGACCAGATGTTTTTTGAGGATTATAGGTACATTGCTTTTTGTAGAATACACTAATCAATTCATGATTACGGAGAGGTTGCTTCTTGGCATTAAGAAAACCAACCCCTTTTATTTTATCCCATACCCAGTCATATTTATACCAATCGATATTACTTAGTCTTAAATAGCTGGAAAAGGGTTCCGCACCAAACAATACAATAGCCCCATTGTCTTTAATGATACGTTTGTATTGTTCCCATAGAGGTTCAAATGGAATTATTGTATCCCATTTACTTTGAGTGGTACCGTATGGAAGATCGCATATTATAGCATCAATGCTTTTATCTGGAATACGTTTCATTCCTTCGATACAATCTTCATTGTATATTTTATCTAACTCAATCTTACACATAGCTTTATTATTGGAATAACGCCTGTTGGACTTGCGACAATACAAATTTATTCGCATCAGCATAGAACTTCTTCTTAATCTCGAATCCGTATGCTCTGCGTCCTAGTTGGGCGGCTGCTAGTAAAGTAGAACCACTGCCGGCACATGGGTCAATAACTACATCGTCTTTATCAGTGAATATTTCTATTAACCTACGAAGTAATGGTACTGGCTTTTGGGTATTGTGAACCTTCGGTGTTTCATTATCCTGTACCCAATCAAAGCAATTGAATATCATCCGTCCGTCGTTGTTAAACTTTGGAAGCTTGTCACGATACAACAAAAGACCATATTCGCAGTTACCAACCACTTTCATGTTTGCTTTTAAAACCTGCGATGAAAAGTTTTTTCTAAATACAAGATTTATGTATTTACCCAAACCATATCTCTTACCAAGTTCGATATATCGGAACTGGTCTTCAAATTCACAAAAGATTATCATACATGGTGCACTTTTTTTAGTCTTAGGTTCTTTTACAAGCATTTGGCTACAGAAGTGCATAAACTCTGCCGGGCGAAAGTCTTTATCGGTATCAAAGAATTGTTTGCCCGCCTTATCACTTTCTCCGTTCTTATTATCACCATCCACATACCATGAGGGATTAGAGGCATAAGCATTATTTCCTAAATTGTAGGGGACATCGGCAATAATTAGTTGAGCTTTAGGGATTCCATAAACTTTGTAGTTTTGGAAATGATCGTTAAATAATTCTATGTCTTTCATTGTATTATATTAAAGTTCGTAAACAATACTCAGCTATCCAGTAGATAGCAAAATAAAATGCCGCATATATAGTTATTACTGATATTGCGGCAAAGAGGTATTTAAGAGGTTTCATCGTCTGCTTTTCCCTTTGATTTCGATTACATTAAACATTTCATTGATTCGATCTGCGATATATTCCCCATATTTAGGCTCAAACTCTTCCGGTTGCATATTGGTAGTCATAAACGTTTTGCATATCCTACGATTGTCATATCTGGATTGGAGAATATACTGTATTATATCCATTTCAGAACCAAAGTATTTTACCCTTGGTTCTTTCCCTACTTCGTCAATACCTAGGGCAATGCCGTTTAACCCATCGTATTTAGAAATACCATCAACTCCCTTTCTTGTGTATTGATTAGAAATGAATGTAGCTGATTCAATAGGAAATCCACCAGATAAGTAATATCCGGTTTCGTCTTTACCATTGCTATACCTGTCGTACAATTGGATAATTTTCAAGATCGTGGATTTACCAGTTCCAACAGGACCATACAGTAATAAACCTTTGTTGTTATCTAGTTTTTCCGATCCCTTGATGAGATATAAAAAAAGCTCGTTCATAAACTCACGATTTCTTTCATCAACAGTGAATTCGGGGCATGCCAATAAACAGCACCTACGGAAAAGAGCTGAAGAATTCCTGAAAGCAGCTGCATCATAACTTGACCGACCGAACTTTAACGGCACACTCTGAGGATTGATTTGATTTCTGATTGTTTCCATACTTCAATTTTAACCATTCTTGATAATCTCGTTCAGTTCCCGTAAATACGACTCCCGTCCAATTAGATTCAATTGCTCTTTCAATCTGCCGGATGGCAAACTCTTCCTCGAATTTGGAAAGTTTATCTAGCGAAAGTTGCAAAGCATAATTGAGTTTCTTCTTCCACTTAGGACTTTGCCGAAGTGTTTCCCATGCCGACATAAAAGCCATCGAAGTGAAAGGGTAAACTAACGGAGTTTTATCTCCTTTTTCCTTTCGGGATTTCTTCTTATCGGGTGGGGGGCTCTCGTGCGTATGCGCGAGACTCTCTTCTTTGTTTATAGTTTTAATATCTATAATAGGTGGGATTTGCGTTTCATCTAAACATTTTCCAGATGAAAGTTCAGATGATGCCAAATTATCATCTAAGCATTTTGCAGGTGTTTCTACAGATGATTCTACAGGTGGTATTTCTCCACCTTCGTTATTATCATCTGAACTTTCATCTGTAGAATCATCTGTACTTTCATCTGGAAAATAGACGGATGATATTACAGTAGTAAATGAGTAATAACAACCTATTCGCTTGTCTTTTGTCGATTGGAAGTAAAGTAATCCGGCATCGCTCAAATCACCCCTCGATTTTATTAAGGTTTTCTCTGACATATTCAGAATAGAACACAAATCAGAGTTCTTCTTTTTAAAAACATCCTTCCACTTCATTTCATTACAGATGGCTACAAGTTCGTGATAAAGAGCTTGGGCGGCTGTAGTGAGATAGGTATCATCCCGAACCTTTCGGAGTTTGGATATTAGTTGATAACTATTCATATTCAAATCGCATATATACAGTTTCGTATACTGTCAGCTACGAAACGTTTATTCAACAGGGTACAATAGACAACACGGGGATTTCCTTTAGATACAGGAACCAATTCACCGTTCTTACATTTTGAACAGGTATCTGGACGAATAACTTCTTTTTCGGGTTTCTTTGCCATAATTTAAAAATAAATATTGGTTAATTGCCTACTTTTGGACCAGACAGCCCACTTACCATTACCACCGTCAACTAGTCGAAGGTCTTTTACTTCTCCGAATCGTTTGACATTACCACAGAGGTCTATAACCCATCCAGCTTCTTTTGATGGATGCGGACGGATAGCCCGGCCAACAATCTGATACCACATAGCAAGAGACATCGTAGGACGTGCCATAACAATAGTGTCAAGTTCGGGATAGTCGAAACCTGTAGTCAATACTCCGACATTCGCTACTACCGGAATCTCACCGGACTTAAACGCTTCGAGTATCTGCTCGCGCTCTTTCTTTGGAGTCTCACCAGAAACAATTACACATCCAGGTATAGACCATGTTAGCCGTTCAGCTTCTTTCAAGAAGCGGGTAAAGACTAAGATACCTTTACGCTTACCTCCTTGTATTGGATTCATGAGCCTATGTACGATATGAACGAGATAACTATAAAAGTCTATTCGTTCATATTCCCGCTGAACTGATTTATCCGTATAGTCTGCACCGGTGGTATTTACTTTCAAATTTAATTCGTTCCATCCCATAGGATTCATTGGGTAGTAATTCAACTTAGAAAGAAAACCCATATCCAATAAAGTAGATACCTGTACGTGGTAGATAACTTCTTTGAAAATAGCCGGACGGGTCCGGGTGATGAACTTCAGCATAGAACCAAAATCCTGACTGGATGAAAGTCTATAAGGTGTAGCTGTTAATCCAAGAACCTTGCATTTCAATATAGAAAGAAAGTCTTTGTACATTCCTTCCTTTGGATTCACTAAGTGGCACTCATCTATTATCACGTTCTTGAAGTGTGCAAATAGTTCGGGATGTCCTTTTACGCTGCCGATGGTGGCAAAGGTTATCCGGCTTATCTCCTTTGAGTTGAAAGAGGCTGAATAGATGGAGCAATCAAGCACACCGTATGAACATAGCTTTTTGAAGTTTTGCTCTAAAATTTCTTTCGAGGGCTGAAACACCAAGGTATGTCCGTCTAACCGGTTGGCAATATCAGCAATGATAAGCGATTTGCCTGATCCAGTCGGCAAAACCATAATGGCGTTGGTTTTCTTTAGTTTGTCATTAAAGAACGCTACGGCTTTATCGGATGCTTGTTGTTGATAATCTCGAAGTACGAAACTCATATTCCTTTCTCCTTTCGTAGTTTTTTACTGAGTGCTTTGTAATACTTAATTAGTTGCTCGTACTCAAAATCTGACACCTTAGAAGTACCAGCAGCTTTCACTTTCAGCAAGTCAAATTTCTGTTGCCCGATTTTGGCTATCAGATTCACCCGATATCCTTCCAGATGATCAGCTTTGAACCTATTGCAGTGACGGCATTCGGCATGGCAGTTATTCTCATCAAACCGTGTCGCCAAATGTGTACGACTGAAGTAGTGCCCGCAATCGGCTTGCTCAAACGGTTTTATCTGTCCGCAACTGATACAGCGAAAATATCCGTTCGGCATACAATCACGAAGCCGGATAAAGAGAGAGAACTCCTTATCAAGTTTAGCTTTCAAATCCGGCTTCTTCTTTACTGTTACCCCTGCTTTATCAAACAGAGGTAAAGGCTTGTCTTTCTTCTTAGCCTTAGTGCTTTTTATGTAGTATGGCATTGTTTCAACAATTTATTTATCTCTCTTATTTCTATCTTCTTCCGACGAATAGAGACGGTTAAATCATGAACTTTTTTATCGTTGCTTACTATAGCAAGTCTTTCTCTATAAACCTCTATCTTATCAAATATAGAATCTCTTAGATTTTGCAATTCTTCTTTTGACAGACCTATTATTTTATCTTTAAAAGTATCTGCGTATGTCTTCATAATTTTCCTAATTAAAAGCCCCGAAGCGTATTCTCCGGGGCACAACTATTATTCACTAACCCTTGCCATTTATGTGTGGCTCACATTATTCCATTCGGGGACACTATCCGTATGCGCATTACGGAAATATCCATTTGCAACTGAATACTTTCATATCCCCTTTCCAACATAAGTTTGTGGAGAAGCCCAGATTTGCACTGGGACGAGTTGCCAAGCTCGCCACATCTAAGGTTGGCATTCCTATTATCGAGTGGTGCGTCTACTGATTCCGCCACTTCTCCATGTTCGCCCGCCAATCTTCACAGACAGGTAGGCTGGGGTAAAAAGGTTAACAAAGCTATCTCAATAGCTCACTCTTACGGATTATAGCCCTACTGGTTACAATAGTATTCTCCATATTGTGAGATAATGTACTTTGTTTGATGCCTATCTGACCTTCGGATAAATGCCGGAAGATACCCGTCACTGAGCTGAAGTAATAGTTCCGTTTCTCAAATATCAGATACACGTGTATTACCTTTGTTTTCCGCATTATTTAAAATCAAAACTTCCAAATAGCTGTTATTTGGAATTATTTGTACTTCTTGATTGTTGAGAGAATATCTTCAATAGGTAAAGACACCGCTGTTTTGCCTGGTTCTTCGTATTCTTTCAAATACTCATAAGCATCAGGAAATTGTTCTTTTGCTCTTTTAAATGTCCTCAAAGAAAGAAGGGCTGATACAATTGAATTGTAAGTCTTTTCTTTTTCATCGTTTAGTTTATCAATCTTTATCCGCAGTTTATCAAGATGTTCAATGACTTGACTACCGACCTCGATATGCGGATACCAAGATGATGAAGCAGGAAAATATGATAGCTTCTCAATCCTAATTTCATGTTTACCGGAGTAGAGGGTTGCGCAGGATGATTTCTGAAAGCAACTTTTATGTTTTTCAAAACAATCTTTCAAATCTTTAGGTAGAGAGTTCTGAATCGCTTCCTCTGATATTATTTGTCTTTCATCTGATAGTGACTTTATCTTAGCAACTATCGGGGCTACCATCTTTTCGGCAACTTGTTCAGATATGGTTCTTGTTATATTCATAATTAAATAAATTCTTTGTTACGTTCAATTTCTTGTTGGATATGGATTAGAAACTGATTTTCATTGGGAGCCGGCAGATAAATACCAGCTTGAGCAACAGAATAGTTTCTGAATCTCTCTATGGCTGTTGTCATCTCGCCAGTTGTAAGTTCTGAACTACTACGCATATAAGTGATTTCATTTCCCTGCTTATTGATTTTCTTTCGTTCGAATAAATCACGGTTACAGGTCTTTTTGAAGTAGTCAAGCTTAACCTCATCGAGACTGCAGCCAAGTTCACAGGCAAAAAAACTAAGTATCAGATGTAAATAGCTATTTTGCGCTAATGTGCGGTTGGGAAGTCGCTTTTTAACCTCCACAACCGCGCGGTCTTTGAATAGCTTGTTTACATACTCTTTATACTTATCTACTTCGTAGGGGTTACTCAGGTTGAAGATCATCTAAGCCAAAAATTTTAGTATCAGTAATAAGCTCCCTGTTTTCCTCCAAGAACCGAATAAACTCTTCACAATGATTAGTGAGAATTGGTATATCACGTTCGGGAACAAAAACATAGGTTTCAGTATAGGTATCTACTGGGTAGCCCGCCTTACTAAATTCAAGTATATTATACTCGAATGTTCGTATATCATTGCCATTTTGAATCAAAGCATACGGGTAAACGAGGTGTTGAAAGTGACTTTTGAACTTACCAACGCTGTAGCTACCTGTTGTCTTGATGTCGTGAACGGTGGTAGGCATCAGTTCATCAATGAAGCCATAAACCAATACATTACCGAATGTGGTAGGAAGGATTGCTTCTACTCGTTGCTGAGTTAGAGCACCTTTGAAGTAGTTGGCAAACTCGCGGCAGATAAAGATAGGAAAAGTAAATACCCTGTTGTTGTAAGTAGCCTGATAAGACAAACCATCTGCTGTCCTCTCTACAATTATATCTTTTGGCTTTCTATTCTCTATCAAGGCATCTACTAATTCATTGAAGCAAGTACCCCTGTCCGCTTTCTCGTTATCAAAAGGCTTTCGATTGATACGGTCTATCAGTTCTTGAAACTGCTGTTCGTGAAATTCTTCGGGAGTATAGGGAGGATTTTCACTCCATCCCCAATACTTATCCCAAATTACATCACTATTCAGATATCCCCAAAAGGCATCAAGAATCGTGGCGTAAAAACGATATTTAGGCTGCATCTGAATAGGTTTTAGTTTCTTTGTCAAATACCAACCCCAAAGAGTTTACTTTGGCTGCAAACAGGCTTCTCGCTTTCATTAGAGAACTACCAACGTGTTCAAACTCATTGATATGTGAAGCGAACTCATTAGCGGAGTTGGCATCGGTGATAAATTCAATGCTTTCTTTTATTTCTTCTATCACCTTGTCATACTTTTCCTGTGCTTCCTTCTTAGCCGCCAGCATACTTAAATATGAATTGATTATCTTAGTGGTGATAAAGTCATTCTTTGCGGTCGGATTACCGCTCTTATCGACGATAGTAGGCACCTCCATTACAGAAGGTAGATTACAAGTGTTCTTGCCGTCATTTCTTGAAGTCGGGTCAAAGGTTATAGTACGTCTCTGTATGCCTCTCTCGCTCTTCATTTCAAGATAGCCAAGCAAATCCAGTTCAGTAACGATGGAGTTGTAGGACTTCTCACGTAAGGCAGGAATGAACACCGTATCATCACCTTCTTTTCTTGTATCACGGTGGGCGACAAAAATGATATGTTTATTCAGACTTGAGAGCGTTCTTGTCATCCAAGAAAATTCAGCATTGATACCACTCCAATCCCTGATAGACGGTTGGCGGCTACCACATTTATAAGTAATGATAAAGTCCATCATCTTACCGATAGTATCAACAACGATTGTTTGATAGCCTGATAAATCTTCTTGCAAGACTTGTTGAACATCACTCCAAGAAGTGACCTGTACTGTGTCTATGTTTTCCAAATGTGCCATATTCATACGTTTCACCCCATTATCGAAATCCAATAACAAAGGTTTCGGAGCACTCAATGCTACCGTACTCTTTCCCATACCGGCTTGACCGTAAATCATCATTTTTACTGTGGTAGGGATTACTAATTCATTACTTTTTTTGATAAGACTCATAATCGTAAAATTTAAAGGGTTAATTATATTCTTTGTTCTTTAGAATCAATAGCGTAAAGAAGCACATCACAAGCATTGATCGCATAAGGAGACATTTTCGTGGTTCCGGTCTTTTCTGCCCGTATTTTCTTTTCTGCTATCAGCTTTTCAAGTCTATAGCGACCGCCTACAAACTCTTTGGCCTGCTCTTTATTGAGAGAAACTCTGCTACCTATTCGATAGAGAGTATTTAGTTTTGCTTCTGCGTTCATTCTAACCTCCTTACTCTTTCAATAGTTTCAACTCTTGTTCTTCTTGCCCTTCTCATATCACTCTGTTCGTGATAAAGTGAAAAAGAAAAAAGGCATAAAAAGCAGCAAACAACTGCAGAACGAGCAATAGGAGAGAAGTCCATAGTAAATTTCATTCCTGTCATTCGTTCATAAAACATTGTCGCCAGCTCTCTTCCGTTTCTAATTCGAAGAATTCTGAAAGCCTCTTGCAGTTGATTATTTATCGTACTCAACGCCCTGCATTTCATCGAAGCTATCTCCTTCTTCTCATACCCCTGTGCGTACATTCGTGCTGTAACCTCACATTCAGGTGTAAGTTCTGTTAATACTCTTTCCATAATCGTGTAAGTTGATTGGTTACGCAGTTCTGGTAACTATAACAATGCCTTTTTCTTTGAATGATTCAGACTTCCATTTCTTGCCTTCATTGTAATGTTTGGCGTTCAAAAGGGATACATTGTTACGAATTGTCTCTAATGAAGATATTGGCAACTTGATTGTTGCTCCTTTCTTCATGGTTTTCATTTTTTCTTTGTTACTTACTTTTTCCATAAGCTGTTTTTTTAATTAGTGATTGTGGATAAGCCTCGATTCGAACGAGGATGAGCTTTACTGCTAATAAGCGAGAGTCCCGGCATACGTTCCGTGCGTCTTCCAATTCCGCCACTTATCCATGATTGCCACACTAGCGCTCTAATGTGGACTTTGATATTCTTGTTCTTTTATTGATAAACATTCACTCTCACGAGCTACTTTGTTCCCGGATACCGAATCAACGGACACCGGGATAGATGCAGAACATTTAAAAATCAAATAAATACAGGGGCTTAAACCCTACGACGTCCTTTTCGTCGGCATCATTGGTTAAACATAAAATAAGCTTTGTGAAGGAACCCGGACTCGAACCGGGAATGCCAAGCTTTACCGCGTCTGCCAATTCCGCCATTCCTTCAAATAAAAAAGGTGCACTATCTTCACAGACCGCGCACCAGTACAACACAAACACAAAATAAAACACGATAAAAATTACTATATTTTTCAGAATCCGCCCGGCTGGTTTCCCTTACTCACAGTACTGACTTATTGCAGGAACCTTATGCCAGATTATCGGTCTACCTTTTTGCGGATGTCTGTTTGGATTTTAGTTGTTTCAATTCTTCAATCATCCTTTCAAGGTGATTGTATTCTTCTCTCCCGGCATCGTAATCAAGTACGATACAGTCACGGCAAAACTCTAACCGCTTAATTTGCAGATCTAATGTTTCATTCATATCTTATTGTTTTACGTTAATCAATATCTTTGATAAGCTCACTCACCAACCATTCAGGTGGAATGGCTCTTGCTTTACAGAAATTTTCAATATCTTCTCTTTTAATATCAGATACCTTATGTCCTCGAATAGTCAACTCTCTTTGGGGAACTTCTATTTTCCTACGAGTTATATATCCATATTTATCTTTATAATCATTCATATTCATCTTTATTGTTTTGAGGTTTATTCTTCGGTTATATATCCCGGTTCAAAAAACAGGATATCACCTGCTCCACTATCGTTTATATGTCCGGCTTCAAGATATTTAAGAGGATGGTTATAATCGCTACTTGTAGTAAGATGTAATGGCTGCTCATGCTCGATATCTCTTATTTTATAAACATGCAATCTATCACCATTTCCGAATACATAACAACCACTTTTACGCAATTTAGCAATTCGGATAGCTATTTCTTTAGCTAATTTTTCTTGATTAGCGGTAAAACGCCCTGTTTTACTATATTCCATATTTAGCTCCTTTCTATCTTATATTGAAGATTATTTTTTATCTGCCAAGATCTCGAAACATTTCTTCGGAAGATTCTTTTTGAATTTCTCCCATGCAAGGCGTTTTGCTTCTGTTTCTGAACAGGCTTTTACTTCGTAGTTTATCGACCAACGCATATCTACATTGACCAAATATTCTTTTTTAATTTTGTTCATTTCTTATTCTGTTATTAGTCAATTAATTCGGGATTATCATGAATATTACTAAGTACTTTAATTATTCGTTTTGATGAATTCCACCAACCGGGAGATACTTGATGCCAATAACCTGTGTCCATTTTTTCGTCTAGGTCTTCTATGTTGGCTAAACAAAAACAAGCATAATCATCTATATATCTCACCAATTTGGGGTATTTACCGTTTATGCTGATTATATCCCCTTCATAGATTTCGTTGCCGTTTTTGTCGAATAAGCCTGTGAATTGTCCCACAGTTGTAGTTTCTACCTTACTTCTATTAAACATTTCAGTAGCTTCGCATCCATATTGGGAAAGTTTCTTGCTGAAAATAGCCATTTCACCACTTTCGTACTGAATCAAGTCACCAAATATCCATTCGTTATTATATAAGTTTTTACCTCTGAATTTTATTGTTCTCATATTCATTACTATCTTTATGTTATTTGTCAATTACTTCTTATTCTCCTTGCATTTCTTGCAGAGATAAAGCCCTGTATCTTCATCTCTACCCTCTGATTTCCACATATCAGACATACAATTATCGCAATATGTAGCCTCACTTTCATCTTCACATGCTCCACAAAAGTTCTTTCCCTCAATCTCGTAATGACAACCTTCGGAATAACTATCATACAATCTCTTACACACGTCACACATTTCTATCGAATCCGGTAGTATGGGGAAGTGTTCTTGTAGATACCAAATAACAGTACTTGATTGCTCTGGAGTAAGTTTAACTTTATACTCATCACCTAAAGAAATTCCTTCTGGAATATCACCCTGCAAAAAAGAATGAAACTCTTGAATCCATTCTAAATCGCTCCAATCACGATTAGAATTATTCTTTTGAAGTTTAATCTCATTCTTATTCATTTCTAAATTGTTATTAATCTTTCTTACTGTGATACTCAGGGGTAAATATCAATGCCAATAATACCCATACACTTTTTGTCACCCACAAGGAAAATCCTATTAGAGAGAAAAAAGCAACATAAATCAATGCGATACCTATATCTTTCATTACTATCTTGATTTGAACTTATTCGTGTAATTCTGTATAGGCTATTCTGACAAAGGCGAAAGTCCCGATACATATAATACCCATTATAACAATAGACATTAATTTCATGGGGCTAGATGTCGTTATTGCCCCATATAGCATACCAATAGCACACAAAGCTAAAATTATGGATAAAACAAACTGGATTAGTTTCATATTCAACCCTCCTTTTCTACTTTAAAGCCCTTGTCTTCGAGATAACTAATTATGGTATCTTCGTTTATCTGATTTAGGACTTCTGTTTCATCCATTTCAGAAACCAAACTAGATGTATCGAAATACTCTACGCAATCAGATGCATTCACTAACGATAATAAACTATCTGCATCTACTTTTGAATAATAATGCGACATAATCGAATAATTTAAAATTTGTGCCCTATCTGATTCTCACTATCAGTTGCCAGTTTCAAGCTGTCAATAGGGCTATATGTTAAATCACTTAGATAGCGTTATAGCTCGCCTAACCTGCTATATGCTTACTGATAAAGACTTTTCGGACTTCCAAGTGATGTTTATAACTAATTCAAACCTTCAACCAGTCACGGCATTTCTGCTATGGTTGAATTTCTTTTCGTATTAACCAAAATGTCAAAGAACTAATCAAAAGTACCCCGTCCGATTCTCGCTATCGGCTGCCGTTCAATCCGTCAGCAGGGTAGGGGTGTTATGCGTATCGGCTCAATCCTTGAACCATACAGAGGGCATCGTAATCCATACCATCATCTTCTTTAGCATCAAGTCCTAAAATTGTTTGGTAAGTCTCTATTTCTTCTTGTATCACTTCTATGATGTCAGCCTTGCAATCTACGTTGTAAACTCTACGGGCTGTTGCTTCGTCCATATTCTGAATATTATCCAAGTCTCTGTATAAGGCATTCAAGCCTTGTTCTAATTCGTAGTGTGTCATAATCATGCAATTTTTAAAAGGTTAGCTTTCTTATAGCATCTGAATTCACCTACTTCTGTATCGAAATAAGTCTGAACGGTGTCGTTCTTCGCTCTCTTATCAGTACCGGTTACTGCGGGCATGTATTTTTCGCAAAGAGTACCGTATGCTTCACGTACAGAGCCATTGACTTTCTGAAAGTAGAACTTTACAATACGATTCTTCATTTCAGCTTTCAGCTTCAAATTAGCCCAGGCTGTTTTCAAAGCTTCTGACATTGAAAAACCGTTCTTCTTAACCATTTGCCAAGCAAGGCTCATGACCTCTTTCATCTGATTTTTAAAATTCGTGCTCATAATCGTGTATTTTAATATGTATGTACTATTTTATCCTATCAACCTTTTTTCTATCTTTGTATCGTGATTGAATGATTGATGATGCAAATATACTATAATATTTAAGTATTACACAAATTAAAATACCAAAATATTATAGTAACAAACGTTATTTAACTATTCCGCAGTTTATACCTTATTATAATTATGAAAAAAGAAAATTTGGCTTTAGTATTGAGTGGAATTGCAATATTGATAAGTATTATTGCAATATGTATTTCTTGTCCTCACAAAGCAGAGTTAGGATTTGACTACCAAGGAGTATTGGTTGGTATCCTGTCATTACTTGTAACAGCCTTGATAGGATGGAATATATACACGATAATTGACATAAAGAGTACAAGAGATAAAATTGATGAAATATCAACTGGAGCATCATTTATGGTACAAAAGAATATGGCTGTTTCAGAAAGCACCAACTGGATGATATATCATTACTTATTATTAGAAAAGGACCCACTGGGGTTAGAGTATAGGTTTTTATATCATGGAGTTGCATGTTTATTTCACACATCGCAATTTTCGGACATTACAACATGCAATGCAATAGTAAAAGGATTACTTGAAAGTATTGTAAATCCTAATTCTATAACTATTACAGAAAATGGGAAAAACGAAATACTCAAACTTTTGTCCAACGTGAAACACACCGACAAAATAGAAGGATACCTTGAATTATTAAATAGGATAGCTTTGGTGAATGTGAGGTAGAAAAATGACAATCCGTAAATGAAGATTGAATTTGAGAATATAAATTCTCACCCGCATCACTGTCCAAGAATTCTGTAGAGAAACCTTCGGGAATTTTCTTTTCCATAGCAAACAGTAAAGCGACCAACTCCAAAGTTGCGGTTTGAAGTGAAGTCGCCTATATAGTCCCTTACGGGAACAGTTAAACATATTAGTTGAAATCATCCGCAACTTGATCTCGGCATAAATATACTAAAATATTTTAGCAATGACTGAAAAAGAAGAAAAAATAATGAAGGCTATACGGTTTGTTCAAACGACAAGCCTAACTCCATATAAAATTGCACAAGACACCAAAATAACAGAGGCAACTATTGGCAACTATAAAAATGGGAAGACAAAACCAACCTTGGCTAATGCTGAAATATTGATTAGATACTTCGAAGGTGAGAAAACGCCACCTATAGACACTCCAAGCATTAGTTTCACCAAAGGAGTCCCTTATTATAACATTGATTTTATTTGTGGCTTTGATTTAGTCTTAAATGACCAGACAACAAAGCCTGAATACCTTATTGATTTCAGGAAATATAATGATGCCACCTGCTGGTGTAATGTCACAGGGCACTCAATGGAACCGGAAATCAATCATGGGGATATTATAGCACTAAAAAAAATAGAAGATCCATCATTTTTGCCACTTGGAGAAGTATATGCTATCGTCACAACAAACGATATGCGTACTATTAAACGTTTGGGAAAAGGAGACGACAAAGAGCATTATAACCTCATTCCTACTAATAAATCACCGGAATATGGAGTACAAGAAATTCCTAAAAAAATGATACGTACTATATTTCAAGTTCTTGGATGTATGAAAAGGCTGTAATTCAATGAATTAAAAAACAAACTAAATAAATAGACATAATGAAAAAGATTTTATTATTAATGATGGCTATTCTATTAGTATCATTATCGTCCTGTGATGAAAGTGTATCGAATGGTAGAAGAATATACAAAGCGTATTTTAAACATATATTAAAGGACCCTGACTCTTTTACGGTATATGACGAGAAATATACTAAAGATGGAGAATATACAGTGAATTGGGAATTAGATTACGGGGCAAAGAATTCGTATGGCGGAATGGTAAGAGAGCAAGTTTCATTCACTACAATTGGAAATTCCATCTTTATAGATGGAACTAGCTATGATGTAAGGGACTTTAAATAG